AAGTAGGAGCCGAGAACCTAGTGGAACACACCGTAAGTTTAACAACGGTAGACGGTCAGAACGACTACGGAGAACTGACTTGCAAGGTTCGCCTGCTCACTTTTGACGAGGCTCGACAGTATAACAACTTGATTGTTAATAAGGATTTGGATGATTGGTGGTGGACTTGTACAGCATGGACTAGTCCAAACCGCGAATACAATCGTTTAATGGCCGTTGTTCGTCCGTCTGGCTTTGTCTTCGGCTATTGCAACCTCGGCCACGGTGTTCGCCCAGTTTTTATCCTAAAGTCCAACATTTTTGTATCGAAAGGGGAGTAAATGGCTGAATTAACATTAGAAGGACTGCAAAAGCAGTTCAATGAGTTAAAAAGAAGAGCAAATATCTTAGAAGGTAATTCAAAAAGAAAAATTGATGTTGAGCCTAAAGCAGGTAATCAGTTCGAACTTGCAGGGCTAAAATGGAAAATCCTTGATGTTCTCGATTCGGGTTGCATGTGCCTTGTAGAAAGATTAGAGTCAACGAGATTTGATCCAGACATAAATGACTGGAGAATCAGTGAACTGCGTCGGCATCTGAATAGCGATCTCCTTGAAAAAATAGAAGATGAAATTGGAGAGGAGAATGTTATTAGGTTTGAGAGGGATTTACTGTCTGTTGATGGACAGAATCAATACAGAGCATGTAAAGACAAGGTTTCGCTGCTTACTCTTGACGAGTACAGAAAATACAGAAGCCTGATCCCAAACGAAGAGTATTGCTGGTGGTTACTTACTCCATGGAGTACGCCGCGCAACGGATATTATAAATGGATGGCCGTTGTTGTTCCATCCGGCAACGTCGTCTACGGCGTTTGCCGCAACAGCTTCGGCGTTCGTCCAGTTTGTATCTTTTCTCCATCAATCTTTGCAAAAGAAATTAAACAGTAAAAATTATTAAAAGGAGAAAGCTAATGAGTAATTATGTAAAAGCCCGATACGAGGGCAATAAAAGAAGCTATTGCTTTGCAGCAGAGGAAGATTTAAAGCCTGGAGACGAAGCGGTAACTCCAAACGGCACAAAAGTCACAGTGGTAGATGAGCCGGTAGACCTTTCATGGATAGAAGCCTATGGAAGAAACAATATCAAGACACTTAAAAAAGTGCCAGAAAACAATAAAATTGAACAAGGAGAATAATTATGAGTGAGAGATTTGAGATGTGTGCTGGAGAACGTATAGGAATGATTGTTATTAAAGACAATCAAACCAAAGAAGCAGGATTGGGATTTTTCAAAAGTAGAGATGATCTTAGTTTTTTGGAAGCGCTCAGAGACGCTGCGCAGGAATTACTAGATGTATTAAAGGCCGACAAGAATAATGACGCAGGCAGTGCAGAGGATGCAGAGCCGGAGCAGGAAGAGAAAAAGCAGCCGGTTCCTTACAATGGCACAGTAGAAGTTGTAAAAGGTGATGACAAGCTTTTCCCGACAGGGTTGAAGTTTAAAGTGGTACAAGGCAAAATATCATATTTTTCAGGTGATTTAGCAAAAGACACTATCGCACTCGTGATGTTTAGCAGTTTTACACTTAAATCATTTAAGGAATTGAGTGAGTTATTAAACAAGATAGATATCAAGGTCAAGGAAGTCAAGGAGGGCGAGGAATAATGGCAGATACAGCAATTGTAGAGAGTGGAAAGCAGGCTGTGCAGCAGTCAACAAAGAGAGTAACCGACTATAGTCTTGGGATTTTCGGAACAAGCGATAATTTCATTATGGCCATGCAGATGGCAAAGGCACTGGCAAGCTCAACGATTGTTCCACAGACATTTCAAAAGAATGAAGCAAATTGCTTGATCGCCATTGAACAGGCTCAGCGATTACGAGTAAGTCCAATGATGGTTATGCAGAATCTACACGTAATTCAGGGTAGACCGTCTTGGAGTTCAAAGTTCTTGATCGCTGCGATTAACAATTCTGGAAAATTCGATATGGAATTGCAATTTGAAGAGACACAGGATAAGGATGGAAAACCGTTTTCTTGTACGGCATGGACAACAAAAAACGGAAGAAAAGTCAATGGAATGACCGTTGACATGGATATAGCAAAAGAAGAAGGCTGGTTGAGCAAAAACGGCAGCAAGTGGAAAACAATGCCACAGCTAATGCTGAGATACAGAGCAGCTTCGTTCTTCTCTAGCCTTAACTGTCCAGAATTGACCATGGGTCTGTACACAAGAGAAGAAATGCAGGACGACGATTTTAAGGAATATCCAATAGAGAATATGCAGGAGCAGGTACAGCAGGAAATTGCAGAAAATGCAAATTCGCAGGTATTTGAAGAACCAAATGAGCAGAATAAGGAAGCAAACAAAGATGCTTTGCCGCCTTTTATGTCTGCCTGATCGGGAGATAGCCTATGGATGAAATTAAATGGAGAATAGAAGGGATTTTCAAAGCCAACGCTGCAAAGTGCCTGGATGAAATCGGAAGAGATACAGAGATAACACCAGAACAAGTACTTGAGAAAGCGAGAGACGAACAGTCAGAGCTTCATAAGTGCTTTGAATGGAACGATAGCATAGCGGCAGAGAAATATCGCTTGCAGCAGGCAAGACAGCTTATTCAGTTCTTTGTAGTTGTACCAAAGCAGGACAACAAACCACCTATTAGGCACTTCCAGATCACAAGCCAGAGAAATGTGTATATGCCAACAACGCATTTTGCAACGCAACCTGACGAGTATCAGAAGTTGCTGCAGAGGGCTTACGCAGAGCTGAGAAGTTTTCAAAATCGGTATAAGTCGCTTTCTGAGTTAGAGAGCGTATTTGAAGAAATCGACAAGATAGCCGTCTAAACAGTTTCAATGCTTAATTCGAGTGTTCTATGGATGGTGTAACGGTATGCACCATCTGAGAAAAGAATGGCTCATATGCCAAAGACTTAACAAAAAGAACACCGAACGATAAAACAAAACAGCACAAAACATGACAAAACATTACATTATAGCACATAACATTGCATCATTCATAGAGCATTCGAGTTAAGCAAATTTTATGGGCTAGCATGAGGTGGTAAGTAAACCTCAATAAGATAAAAGCATTATATCAAACAAAACAGCACAATACATCGTAGAACAAAACACTACAGAACAAAAACAGATTACTTGCTACTTCATGCTAGCTCATAAATTAGAACATTAAACGTCAGAATAATATAGAAAAAAGCAGAACATAACACGAAAACAAAAGGTATCCATTCTGTATGTGGCATAAGCCACAAAGCATAGGGTAGCACATAATAGCAGAGTACAGCACCTAACATAACAGTACAGCATATAACACAACACAACAAAGCACCGTAAATTTTTTATGTCACGTACCGAGTGGATACCAACAAAACAAACTGGTAGCATTTGCAGGCAGCATGAGTTGCCTAATACAACAGAACAGAACAAGACACAGCACGACACAATAGCACATAACAAGAGAAAACATTGCATTTCATGTTGTCTGCAAGTGTTACCAGAACACTTAAAACTTTCACTCGAGATGCGGCATGAGCCGCAGAAAATAGCACATGACAGTACAGCATACCACACAGCAGCACAAAATAGCACATAACATTGCATCACAACGTTCATGACGTGCCTCGAGCGAAAGCTTAGACCAAAACAAAAAGGAGAAAACAAATTATGGCAAAGAAGGAAGAGACACAGGTTATCGAATTAAAGCCGTTAAGCATCAAACAGGCAAGAATTACTATTGCAGGCGATGGAGATCTGGTGCTCAACAAAATGAATGATTGTAGTGCCAGAAAGCTGACCGATGAGAGAAAGAATAAGGCTAAGGACACAGCGGCTACAAATGTATGGGAAGAAGTGATCACATCTATGCACTGGTATGGTGGAAAGCCTACAGACTTCACAGAGGAAGGTTTGAGAGAAGCACTGACCAACAATGCACCATGTATTACAGCATTTGGCTTGAAAAAATCATTTGGACAGGCCGTTGTGCAGAACAAGATTGACACTTACGCAACTAAATTCAACGCTGCTGTAAATGTAATTGCAAAGGGCAATCTGGTTCCGATCAAGTTTGCAGAGCATTTTATTGATGAAAAGCTTATGTCGCCAAAGAAGGGCGCTCCAGTGCTTGTACGACTGAATAGATTTAGCGGATGGAGCGCAACTTTTACAATTCAATATACGGAGAATGCATATTCTCTGGAACAGATCTTAAACATTATTCGTCTTGCAGGTTTTGGAAACGGAATTGGAAGTGGAAGAACAAGTGGATATGGTCGTTACCACATTGAAAGCGTGGAAGGATGAATGACATAGAACTTGAGAGAGGAGTTTTTTAGATGATTCTAACGTGCTTAGCCAGCGGTAGTTCTGGCAATTGCTATGTTTTAAAGGATAACAAAGGCAAGATGCTTCTTCTTGACGCAGGAATCCCGATCATGAAGATCAAAAAGGGATGCGATTGGAAGGTATCTGATATTGTTGGATGCGTTATTACACATAAACACAGAGATCACTCGGAAGCAGTAAGTGATCTGGAAGAAATGGGAATCCCAGTCTACAAACCCTACGAAGACAACTCCTATATCGGCGGCTATGGTGAATTTAGAATTGTATCAGTTCCGATGAATGATGTGCATGGACACTTCAAACATACCGATGCAGACGGCACAGAGTGTCCGTGCTATGGGTTCATCATCGAGCATGAAGAGATGGAGCGAATGCTCTATATTACCGATACAGAGTTCGTAAGGTGGCGATTTAAGGATATTAACCATATCCTGGTGTCTTGCAATTACCAGAAGAAGTACATTTCAGAGGATGTCACTGGTAAACGATTGCATGTCATTAAGGGGCATATGGAGTTAGAAACGTGTGCAGGCTTTATAGAAGCTAACACAACAGGCGCACTCCAGAACGTCATTATTTGCCATTTAAGCGCAAATAACGCAGTGCCGGAAGAAATGGTTAAAAGAATAAAAGAAGTCGCAGGAATGGCAAATGTGGACGTTGCAGAAGCAGGTAAGACCTGGCAATTGTTTAATTGCGAAACATGTCCGTTCCTGTAAGAAAGGAAAAGCGAATGAGCAATAAAGAAGTCTTGAAGATATTAAAGAAGAAACTTGATACTTGCACCAGAGCAACTGAGCAAGCCTTGAAGAAAAAGGACTACAAGGCAGTTGAAAAATCAATGAGAACCGCGTTTGTATTCATGAAGGCACATAGCGCTCTTAAAAAGCAGATTCCACAAAAACTGGTTATTCTAGCAGACAAGAACGCATGTAGCTGCTCTGTATGTGGAAACATCATAAATGATTGCCTTGCTTCCTATTGTTCAAAATGTGGACAGAAGATTGATTGGGAGGATTGTTAAATGTCTATTGCAAAAAGTGATGAAATCAAAAACCTTTTGGTTAGTAATAGCGAATTGATGGTTACAGCAGCATATCCACATACCTATTGTCGTGTAGTACTCCTACAAACGGCATGTGAAATAGTCAACAACATTCTTGAAAACAGAGACATGCATAAAACAATTGCAGAAGAGCCAGTCATCTGTGCATCAAGCGAAAATGTATACGAATGGTATTGCCCGACATGTGGCACACGGTATGAATCAGAAGCAGGAGTTTGTGTACACTGTCCGTACTGCGGACAGAAGATAGATTGGAGCAATTATGATTCTGAATGAAATTTTAAAGCTTATGAAATGCTTTCCTGGTAGCAGTATCAACAGCGATGGATACTTGCTCTTAAACAAGCAGCGTTCTGGTTTTTCCATAGCTGACATTGAGAGTGAAGAAGATCTTAAATGTAAGTTGCTTGAATATGTGTCAAGGGACGCTTGCAAAACGATGTTTTATCAGCAACACATAAGGAACGTAAGATTCTGGAATAGAACTCGAAAGGGTATAAACCAGTATCTGCAGACAAATTTTTCTGATGATGACATGCTTGATATATACCAGTACTTAGGCAACGGTATCAGGCACAAGCTCACCAAAGAATTTGTGCAGGGTGGATATGATCTAAAACTGATAAAGGAGGTACAAGATGGGTGAGATTAAGATCGGAACCCCTGTCTATCACGTAGAGGAATACCGATTAACCAACTATGAGTTAAAACAAAAGGGATTCGAAGGGTTCGACAACTACGGACTTGAAGTTGTTGAATCAATCGTTATAGCCGTGACAGACACACATTTTGATGCGATGACAAAAAAACGCGACATTGGAAGCGATGCGAATAATATACATCGTTGGGAGAGATCAGAGCTTGGAAGATCAGTATTTCTAAACAAAGAAGAGGCTGCGGAAGAAGCTGATAACCGTGCGCATAATATCCAGTTAGGATATCACTGTTCAAAGTTTAGCCAGCGTCCAATGTATAAAAATTGGCTACACTGGCAAGATACAGCTAAGGCAAAGACACCTAAAAAGCAAATAGGTCATAGATCAAACTTTGTTGCGAAAAAAACTACACTTCCAGAGGAACTTTACATTGCCTGGAGGGATGGAAAGTTAACCGGACCAGAAGGTGCAAAGAAGATAGGTGTTTGCGTCACGACTTTTGAAAGATATGCAAGAGAAGAACTTGCGAAGAGAGGTGATAGACATACCGTCAAGACAGGCAATAAAGTGCCACCAAAGCCTTTGCCGCCAATGTTTGATGAATGTTTCGAGCAGTGGAAGCTCGGATTGCTCTCAGACGAAAAGGCAGCTAGACAATGTGGGATGTCGCATACAACATTCCGTAAGTATGCAAATATCCGTTTGAAAGAGATTGGGGAGCAGAGGAAGGGAATCCAGAGAGGAGTGATTCTTCCACCAAACTTTACAGACGTATATCTGGAATGGGAGCAAGGGGACATTGGATGTAGTGAAGCTGCAAAGAAATGTGGTCTTGAATACTACACATTCAGATACTATGCAGAGAAAAGATACAATGAAAGGATGGACGCAGGAGTATTCCAATATTAAAAGAAGGGCTTCAAAGTGAAGAAAAATCGGCAAGTTTTACTGAATGAAAAGTTAATTGTACCTACGCTTGCTTTTGAACTTGGCATGGCAGAAAAAGAGCGAAAAGATTTTCGCAAAGCTATGCGAGCAATGTTTAAATTGAAGATTAAGCAGGAAATAAGACCAGAGGAAGAGCTTATGTATATTCTTACAAGGCAGAGGGAACTAGGCAGAAGAAAGAAAAGGATTAAACTTTAAAGAAAGAGGTGTTCCAGTTCTGATCAATATGCTTTTAGGCATAAAAAATCAAAGAGATATAGTGAAGAAAGGAAGATATGAAAATGACACAGAAGGAGCTGAGAAAAAAGTACATGCAGATCATCAAGACCGAGGTATATCCGTGTAGCAGAGAAATGCAGGAGTTTTCAAAAAGAAGATGTGGCTACATTGTAGAGCTTACAGACGGTAAGATCATCAGATTATACAAGCCAAGAAAGCATGTTCCGTATGATTTCACTGAGATTATGGACAAAATTACCAGATTAACGTTGTGCCTTGAAGGTTTCTGCAGGTGTAAGACATTTGTGCAGTATTTCGCATCATCAAACGATTGTGATCTGGTGCAAGAAGTTACATATTCTGGTGTAGAGCCAGAGTGGATGAAAGAAAAGGCAGCCAGAGGACAAGAAAGAAATAGCGAAGATATCCAGAGAATCATTGATGGCTATAAGTATCTGCTGATGAAATACAAGGTTGGAGGTAAAAAGAAACGAAAGTAACCACCATTTTACACAAAATTGCAGAAGCAGTGCTGCTTAAAAATAAAAAAGATAAGTTTCCACCAGCCACCTTAAAAAGATAAAGCCAGATTATGCCGAAAAGCATATCAAATAAATTTAGGAGGTTCAGCATGAACAAAGTAATTCTAATCGGAAGATTAACCAAAGACCCAGAAGTGCGTTATACACAGGGTCAAGAGACAATGGCGGTAGCCAGATATACACTGGCTGTAGACAGAAACCGTAAGCAGGATAACGGTCAGAATGCAGACTTCATCAACTGTATTAGCTTTAAAAAAAATGCAGAGTTTGCTGAGAAATTTCTGCACAAAGGAACAAAGATTGCTGTTACTGGACGCATCCAGACAGGCAGCTACACAAATAAGGATGGACAGAAGGTGTACACAACGGATGTAGTTGTGGATGAGCAGGAGTTCGCGGAAAGCAAAAAGAATACACAGCCAGCTCCGGAACCAGCACCTGCAGGCGGATATGAAGGATTTATGAACATTCCTGATAATGTGGAAGATGAAGGACTTCCATTTAATTAAAAAGGAAGGAGAGGTTTGAGATGATTATTGTAAGGCAGGATAGAAATGCTTTTTACAACTGGGACAATATAGTTGGCATTTACATCAGCGGGCGCTCAAGAACGGAAATATTATTAAAACATGTTAAAGATTCAAAAGAGCCGATTGATTATCTGATTGGCAGTTATAAGAACGCAGAAAATGCCAAGGCTGCATTCAAGAAACTTCTAGAGAATATTTTAGAAGAGATTCCACTTGTTGTTGTGCGAACCGATGAAGAAATTGAGAGCAGCCAGAATGTAGCACAGGAGGATATGGATAGTGAAAAAGAAACATGAAATGTGGGAATTAAATCAATTGCAATCCCTTCCCCTAAATGCAAAAATTCAGAAAACAAAAGACAACATCCAAAACTGGGTAAACGCCTTTGGAAAGGAAGCGGTGTATGTATCTTTTAGTGGTGGAAAAGATAGCACAGTATTGCTTGACATTGCAAGAGAGATTTATCCGCAAATCCCTGCAATTTTCATTGATACAGGCTTGGAATTTCCACAGATCAGAGATTTTGTAAAGATGTTTGATAATGTGGAGATTTTAAAGCCTCAAATGAATTTTGAACAAGTTATCAAAGAATACGGATATCCATTTATTAGCAAAGAGGTTTCTGAGTGTGTATATGGTGCAAAGAAGTACTTGACAAGCATAATTGAGTCAGGAATCCTTGGACAGACAGACAGACAGACAGACAGACAGACAGCTTATCGAACGATTTCATCTTGAAGCAGTCTACACAAAGCAACATCATTTGTATCAATACGAAGTTTCCCACCTATTTGGAACAATGCAACAGTGCAGCACTTTCAAAAATGAGTCCAGGAGGATACGACAACAAATGGCGGAAGATAAACGGATTGGGAGAATACTTAAACAAGAAAATGGTGAACAGAGAGGGAGGTGCAAACCAAAGACTTGCAATTCTGATGGGCATGTTAACAAAAGACAAGAACCACCCGATATCGGAGAATGTCCCTAAAAAAGATAGAAGCATGTTTTCCATGGAGCATTACCAATTCTTACTAGACGCACCATTTTGTATATCTAACAAGTGCTGCGATGTAATGAAAAAATATCCTGCGCATATGTATAACAGAACAAAAAAGCGAGTACCAATCACTGGGCAAATGGCATGTGAAAGCAGGTTAAGAACGCAAAAGTGGTTGCAAAATGGATGTAATGCTTTTGACGCGAAGAATCCAATCAGCAATCCGATGGCTTTTTGGACAGAGCAGGACGTTCTATTATACATTTATTTGTATGGAAAAGACATGGTTAACAGAAGAATATCACACATAGAAATCGAGAACGGGTGCGATGTTGAAGAAGTTATTAACCCCATTACAAATACAAATTATAAAAGAGAAGACTTTACGCCAATTTGCAGTGTATACGGAAATGTTGTAAAAGACTTTCAAAAAGAAGGACAAGTCGAACAGCAAATAAATCTTTCTGATTATGGAATTTTTGATGATGAGCGTCCTCTTTTGAAAACAACTGGCTGTTCAAGAACTGGCTGCACATTTTGCGGATTTGGTTGTCATATAAAAAACGATGACCGCTTTATGCTTCTGAGAAATACAAACCCCAAAGTATATGACTATGTAATGAGAGGAGGAACATTCAATAAAGCTGGTTGTTGGGAGCCAAAACAAGGCTTAGGGTATTGGTTTGTTATAGAGTGGTTGAAGGTACACGGAAACCTTAATATTATTGCTCCTGAAATAGAAAACTACGTGGAAAGATACTCTACGAAAGATACAAAAAAATATTTGAGAGGAGAAAATATTTGAAGAAATATTTAAAGGAAATAGAAGAAGAAGCCGCACTTTGCCAGAAGTACATAGATGAGTGCGATATATTCGCACCCAAAAGTGAACATGAAAAGCTTGCCTTGAAGATTGCTTGTGACTGTGAGCAGACTTTATCGGCACTTGCGGATGAAATCAAGAAAGGAAGATGGTTTTCCGTTGAAAAAGCAATGCCAGAAGAACACGACAGTATATTTGCAAAGTTCAAAGGGACTGACAAGTGGTGCAATTCGTTTTGGGAAAAAAATTCAAATACCGTTTTAGTAGTATTAGCCAATAATCACGATGAAGATAATTTTGTAGTTGAAACAGGTAAAACCATTAACGGTGAGTGGGCGACAGTACCAATGCTGCTTAAAGACAGAATGCATGTTGCTTACTGGATGCCGTTTCCAAAATTTGAGCCGAAGGAGGTTAAGGATGAATAAGAATGATTTATTAAAAAATTTTGGTGGATTAACGGAGGTATAAAAATGTCAATGGTATCAAGTTTTAGTTCAAAAGATGATAAAGCAGTTATAGCACGCATCCATAGTGCCCTTGCAGCTACAATTCTTCACGATTTTCTTGTTAGAACAGCTAGTAAAAAAATGGAAGAAGAGAAGTTTGGCGAAGCAGAAGTAGCACTTCACGACGCGAACGAGCTTGCGGCAGCCATGGAAGAAGCCTTCGAGGAAGAATCAAATGGATAAAGAAGGATGGTGCAGACCTAAAGTATGGCGCCAGTATGTATTTGGCGGCGATCAATGTTGGATAAGTTGTTTGCCGCAGCAAAAATGGCAGTTTAAGCGCAAGGAAGGAGAGGAAGTTACCATTTTTAGTGAAAAACGGCACATTTTGTTCCGGGCCACAGTAGAAGATTTTGAGCAGCACTGGAAGGAGGTGTAAACAAATGATAATGTTGCCTGAGAACGATTATTCTACCGTTAAAATGGATGGCTACACATATTCCTGCTGCACACTGCGCCAGAAGGTGCGTCACACAATCGGACTTGACAATGCCACACGGAGAACGCTTTATAAACGCAATGGAAAGATGTATTTCAAGCCCACCAGAAATTACTTCAGTGGCAAAGATGAGGAACTTGAAAAGCTTGTTGATGCAGGTTACATGGAAAGCAGAAGATGCGGAACAACAAAGGAAAGCACCACATACTTCTTCACAAACGAGGGGCTTGATTGGCTAGAAGAGCAGCTGCACATCACAATCAGGAGCAAAAATGATGGAAATATATAAAAATCTATTTATAGATCACCATTGCTTTTTTGTAAAGCTTGGACGTAGACCCAAGTCATGCAAAAGTGAACCGAGCGCAAGTATTGGATTTATCGTGGAACTACAAGATGGCAAATGGGCATGTGAAACAGGCAGTTATTACAATGATACGATCAAGCACGACATGATTCTGATTACAAAGAGTGAGGGAATTATTGAACAGGCTATCATTAGTGCCGTACTCAGCGCGTATAAAGAAAGTTCTGGGTATGATGTGGACTCAGAAAAGTAAGGAGGTGTAAACGATGAATAAACGGCAGAGAAAGAAACAGTTCAAGAAGATTCACGGCATGAATCCAAGGGATTATTTCATGAAAAGCGAAAATGCTCCGAATGCAGTTATATTTTTTGTTAATTTGAGTAAAATGATCAGACGGTTATGCAAAATGGATGGCAAAACTTGGGAAATTCGTAGAGAGTGGTGGGGACGGTCAAATGAATAAAAGGCAGAGAAAGAAGCGGTTCAAGAAGCTTTATGGTATGAATCCAAAGCAGTATCAGCAAGCTGTGCAACTGGTATCGCTTGAAGAACCATTGAAAAAAATTATGGATTCAGAAACAACTACATTTACAGATTTAGGGAGTTGCCTTGAAAGAATTAAAGATGGACTGCAAAAATCAGTTTCTGCTTTAGGAAAGTTGAGTTGTGAAGCATTCTGCTTTTGCTTAGAAGAACTTGGAAGGGAGTTGAAAAAACGAAAAAATGAAGTTTGAACGAACTAAAAGCATGACCTACTATTGCTGCCCGATTTGTGAAGAAAATTCTACCAACAGAGCGAAAATAGAAATGCACTTTCGTGAAGCTCATCAAGTTAGAGTTAACAAATTTATCCGCTGCGGCATCTGTGGAGAAGGTTGGAGTGTAAGGAGATTTGGTGAAGAAACAGCTCAAAGATTGGCGGAGCAGTGCTGCCAAAGCCATATTGATGTTGGCAACGCAGATCAGATAGCGACACAATCCTATTTTGCTTCACATGGTTGTGTTGGATATGTAAAAAGCATGGAAGGAGAAGAGAGTGTGGAAAATAATCATATCAAGAAAATAGAGGTTGCTGATGAATGAATACAAGAACATTGCAAAGGCAAAAGCCATAGAGCAGGAGAACAAGAAGCGACTGCTGAAAATCAATCCACAGCTGAACGATGAAAGCGGAATCTATATTTTGACAAGAAAGGATGAGAACGGTTTCCAGTTTGCGTATGTCGGGCAAGCCATGCACATACTTAGCAGGTTGGCAAGTCATATGGTTGGCTACAAGCAGCACATAGACCTGAGCCTAAAAAAGCACAAACTGTACTCGGAAAGTAATCCTTATGGATGGAAGGTTGAACACATGAATGTTCCTCTTGATCAGCTTGATGAGCAGGAAAAGTATTACATCAGATTTTATGCAGAAAATGGCTATCAGCTTCGGAATGTTAGTCTGGGTGGACAAGGCGAAAACCGTTCAAGCGGAACTATAGGAGACAGAAAGCAGCCTAGAACCTATTTGGCGGGCGTACAGCAAGGCAAGAAATCGCTAGCTAAGGAATTATCATCTATTGCTGAGAAACACCTTACAATCGCTGTTAAGCCCGAAAAGCAGGGTAACAAGGTTTCAGAGCGCCAGAGAGATAAGTTTATGGAGCTTATCAGTGTTGAGAATTATGAGGAACCAGGAAAGGAAATGGCAGATGAGAGAAAATGATATTAGAACAGTTCCAGATGAAAGCCATTTTAACTTTAAAGGGTTTGAGTGGATTGCATTAGATAACAACGTAGACGGTGGCGTTCTAGCAGTTATGACATCCAGTTGGAACGGGAAAGAGTACCGTTTCGATGAGGGCTGCTGCAACAACTATGCAAAATCAAGTTTGCGTAGAAAGCTAATCAAGGAACTGCTTCCTGTGTTGGGTGAAGATAATCTTATTCCTCATAAGGTTGATTTAGTAGCTGACAACGGGGATGACCGTTACGGCACAGTTACGGATAAAGTTTTTATCCTAAGTTGTGATGAATACAGAAAGTACCGCAAGAATGTTCCATTACTCCCTGAGTGCATGTGGACTTGCACGCCTTGGTATATCACAGACTCCGGGTACTGTGACTACGTTCGCCTTGTGGACACAGATGGTGTTCTGCACAGCAAATATACGTGTGGCACGAGTGGGGTTGCCCCTGCTTGTGTATTCAATCCAGAAAAAGTGAAAATAGAATATCAATTTGCAAATGTTAAGGAGAAAACAGAATGACAGTATATGAATTGATTCAGAGACTTACAGAATTTCCGAGTGATGCAGAAGTAGATTTTGAATTACAGAAAAGTTTTGGATGGCCAGCAGTAGTTGATACAGATGAAGGAACTAGACTGGTGACTGCTAATGTAAGCCTAAATGAAAGGTTAGACATAGAAAACTTTCACTTTTATAGACATAACGATGATTCATCAACTTTATATATTCATTTTAATTTTTAAAGGAGAAGTAATGATTAACGAACAGGTTTTGCTTAGAAAGATCAATGAACAGTTAAAAGGTATGCCAGAGGCGCAAAATAGAGTCAAACGCCTGATTTATTCTATGGATTGGGTAGATTCAATCAAGCTGCCAGAAGAGGGCTGCAAACGTGATGAAAGTGAAGATGATTTCAGCCATGGTTATGTTGCTGGATATTATGATTGTATCGACAAAATCAAGAAGCTGAATGGCTTGGGATAAAAACATGATTTAATTATAAAAAGCGCTGTGGGGGTTAGCTGCAGCAGCTAACTTCCTTGAAATAAGTATCTAAGTGAGGAAGGAGAGGACACATGAAAATCTGGACAGAAAAAAAAGCTTATTGAAGAAGGCTACGATATCCGAAACGCACAAATCAAAGGTGCGGAGCTAACAATGGAAGATCACGGTTGTATATCGTTTAATGTTGTTGTTGAAGGTGCAGGATGGGGATGTGTTTTTGGCGGATATAGTCTCGGACATGCTTATCTGGGTGCAAAAGAATTTAGTGGCTCTGGTCCAGGAATGGAATCCATTGCCCGAATAATGGATACAGTCGGAGTTGCAAAGCTGAGTGATTTAAAGGGAAGATATATAAGAGCTGCAACAGCTAGAGATAGAAGGTTAAAAATTATCGGAAATATAATCAATGATAAATGGTTTGATATCGAATCGTTCTTCAAAGATGCGCAGAAGGCTGACAAGGAAGAAAAATGAAAATTGCTTTAATTGATGTTGATGGTCACAATTTCCCAAACCTTCCGCTTATGAAGCTCTCAGCATGGCATAAGAAACATAGAGACAATGTAGACTGGTATGAACCACTCACAGCATAGTACGAGCCACCAGATATTGTGTATATGAGCAAAGTATTTACATTTACACCAGATTATCCACATCCAATAAATGCAAGAAAAATCATTAAGGGAGGAACTGGTTATTTTTATCCGAATGGTGGGAATCCACTAAATGAAGATGTGGAACATTGCTATCCAGATTATAGCCTTTACCCTGAGCTTTGTAAGAATACTGCATACGGCTTTTTAACTAGGGGCTGTCCAAGATGCTGTGAGTTTTGCATAGTAGAAAGCAAAGAAGGCAATTATCCGCGCAAAGTTGCAGATTTGTCAGAATTTTGGCATGGACAAAAGAATATCGTGCTTCTTGATCCTAACATGTTTGCGTGTAAGGATTGGAGAGATTTGAGCCAACAGCTGATAGATAGTAATGCCTGGATAGATTTTTCACAAGGCTGTGATATCCGGCTAATGAACGAAGAAAAAGCATCATATATTAAGCGAATGAAAGTTAAGCGGATACATTTTGCTTGGGATCGTTATGGAGACAAAAACAAGATCATTCCCAAATTTCAAATGTTCAAAAGAATTACTGGATGGGACAAAAGGAAGATGGTTGTATATGTGCTCACAAACTACAACACAACACATGAGCAAGACCTTGAAAGAATCTACACTTTGAGAGAGCTTGGCTATTGGCCAGACGTAAGAATATTTGAGAAAGAAAAGCTTCCGAGAGGGCATATAACCAGAAAGTTGCAACGCTGGTGCAATGCAAGGGCAATCTTTGAAAGTGAACCAGATTTTCAAAAGTACCAGAAAGGAACAAAATAAATGAATATTAAGCATATTATCTTATGCATTGAATTTGCATTTCTTGCAGTTCAACTCATAATGCTAAAGCTGCATACAAATCTCCGTCAAAGTACGGAAAAACTGCTGAGGTCCTGATTATGGATGCTTACTGAATACAGAATGCGAATCCTTTGTAAAACGTAAAGAATGAGAGGAGTTGAATATTATGCAGATAATTAAGAGTGTTTTATGCGTTACCCTGCTTTTAGCTATGCTTTCTTACTACATAGGCCCCAAAAGGACTAGAACATTATTTGGAGCACTGTGTATTATCTCACTGATACTTTTGTGGGTTTTGACTCTTTTATAACGTTATGAGGTAAAAATGAAATTTATTGATTTTTTCGCAGGAATCGGAGGATTCCGTAGAGGAATGGAATTGGCAGGACATGAATGCGTTGGATTCTGCGAGTTCGACAAGTTTGCGACTGCAAGCTATACCTCGATGCACCTGCTCACCCAGGAACAGAGAGAGTTCCTGGACAAAATGCCACTGAAACAACGGCAAAAAGAAATATTGAAGGAGGAATACAGAAATGGAGAATGGTATGCAAATGACATTAGAAGAGTGTATGCCGGAGACATTCCAAAAGCAGACTGTTGGTGCTTCGGATTCCCTTGCTTCGTTCGAGGAACTTATATTCTTACAGAAAAAGGATATATACCAATTGAAAACGTATCTGTCGGAGATAGAGTACTTACTCACAAGGGAAGATGGAAAACAGTTACCTCAGTTATGCAGAGAGACAACGCAAGAATCTGGAACGTCAACGGATTTGGCATCTTGCCAACTGGCACAACAGCAGAACACCCGTATTATGTCACTCGCGTATCCGAACCAATTGAGTTCAAACCAGTCAGGGAACTCAATGACAGCTATTACTCCACAATGGTGTTGCCTGATGAAGAACCAAGCAAATACAGCAAAGAGATCTGGTGGATTATCGGACGCTATATTGCTGATGGGTGGAGAGTTCGCAGACAAGATAGACCACGAGGGGGAAGGATTGTGTTTGCGGTCAGTGATAAAAAACGAGAAGAATTTGAACACCGACTGTCAGAAGCAAACTTACATGGAACTTACACTAAAGAAAGGACTTGCGGGAAGTATCATGTGTGCAATAACCAACTATACGAATACCTTGGTATATTCGGGGAATATGCATATGGAAAACGAATACCAAGAGAAACACTGTGCTTGCCACGAGAAAAGGCCGAATACTTTTATAACGGATACATGTCAGGAGATGGCAGAAACGACAAAGAAGAAGCAACATCCACCAGCGCAGCAGTCATTCTTGGTATGTGCATTATTGCACAGCGATTGGGAAAACCTGTGCCAGCTGTCTATTATACTAAAAGAGATTCAAAGTGCACTATTGAAGGAAGGGAATGCAAACAAAGAGACGCCTACACTTTTAGAATCTCTAACAAATCGGTTAAAGGATATTATCGTGGAAGATATGTTTGCAGAAAATTGTATCAGCCAACAGAATCTGATCAATACGAAACAGTATATAACCTTAGCGTTGAAGAAGATGAATCTTACATTGCAAACGGGGCAATCGTCCACAACTGCCAGGACATCTCCGTTGCAGGAAAACAGCTTGGATTTCAAGGAAACCGTTCAAGCCTGTTTTTCAGAGTTATGTACCTTATCGGACCGCTCAAAGAAGAAGATAAACCCACTTACCTTTTCATTGAGAACGTTAAAAATCTGCTTAGTGTTAATGGAGGATGGGATTTCGCCAGACTGCTCATTGAAATGGAGCAGGGGGGTATGATGCAGAATGGCAGGTGCTCAACTCCAAAGATTTCGGAGTGCCACAGAACCGGGAAAGATGCTTTATTATTGGACATCTTAGAAACAGAAGTACCGCAGAAATATTTCCTGTCGAAAGAGCAGACAGAGAAAATAGTATTCAAATAATTGGACACAGGGACGGTTACAGAAGAAATACGCAGGCATTTGCACAAGATGGAATCACAGAAGCATTAAGCACTTGCCAAGGTGATGGAAGAGGACATCATGTAGCATTGCCGTGTTTTATTGATTTATGCTACCAGGGATTGCAAATGACGGACACTGCAAGATGCTTAAAAGCAAGATACTACAAAGGCGTAGCGAACCACGCCGGACAGGATAGCGGAATTGCAATAAAAGTCATAGGAGAAGTTAATTCGTCGCAAGACGGGAAAGTGCTTGGGATTGATGGAATCACAAAATGTCATTCGGCAGGACATAACAACAATCCAAAGATAGCACTTCCGGTTCTGACACCGGATCGAGTAGAAAAGCGTCAGAATGGACGAAGATTCAAAGAAAATGGTGATCCAATGCTCACACTTACAAGAGCAGATATACATGGAGTAGCGATTGAACCTACTGGATTTAATTGTATGCCAGATGGAACATGCAGAACCTTGAAAAATCAATACCAGAAAAACAGCGGAGGGAATTTCACTTGCCAAACAGACAGAGGTGCTACGGCCGTTGCTGTTAAGTCCAAAAACATTAAAGCAAACACGATAAGAATTGCAAATGCCTTAGATACAAGCTGCAATCAAGGAATATTCGTGCAGGTATCGGAAGAATTAACGGTATATGCAGTGTGGCACGAAAAATATCAGTGCTACATAGCAATCAGAAAATTGACACCGAAAGAGTGTTTTAGATTGCAAGGATGGACAGATGAATATTTCGAAAAGGCAGCATTTGTCAATTCAGACAGTCAGCTATACAAGCAGGCAGGAAACGGTGTCACGGTAAATGTAATAGAAGCAATTGCAAAACAGCTCAAATTCGCATAAGGAGATAGCATGACAAATAGAGAAAAGTATTCAGAAGAAATAATGGAAATTCTATTCAATACAGGAATACATCCAGCTCTGATAAATGAGCAAATAGCTGAATGCCATAAGGAATGCAGGCATTGTAAATTCGCTCATACAAAATATTCTTGTGATGAAGCCTTTATACATTGGACTGAAAGTCCTTGCGAGCCAGGAAAGATTGATTGGAACAAGGTTCCTGTAGATACTAAAATTTTAGTAAGAGATTCTATGAATGGTCACTGGATCAAAGCTCACTTTGCCGCAGCACAAGGCAATCTTGTAACTGTTTTTAGTTTGGGTAGAAGCAGTTGGACAGCAATGGATGCAAATACTTTTTCTACATATCGTTTTGCCGACATTCCGGATCAAGAAGAAAGGAGAAAATATTTAAAAGATGAATAAGTACAACGAACACGTCAAGGAGTCTATTGATTATTTTAGCCATGAATTGGAATGCATGAAGCATCGAATTTGTAACTGTGATATGCAGACAAGTTTGAGAGTTGGAAGGGAAAAAACTGCTTACGAAACAGCAGTAGAATGCTTAAAGAAGCATCTTCCGCATCCACCAGTTAAAGCAACTCACAAGTCTATCATCCATGAAAATAGAGGTGATCAACCGCACGCATGGATAGAAAGCCACTGCGAGTTGTGGGAATGCCCGTGCTGCGGAAAGACAGTATGGAGCGGCATAAGTATTGCAAAGAAATCGCCATATTGTTCAGACTGTGGACAGAAGATTGACTGGGAGGAGGTCAAATAATAGAAAGAAAATGAGTGAGCAAATAAGAATTACCGTGGATTTAGATGAGGCGATTTGCGCATTGAAGGGGCTCAGCAAAGTAGAAGGGGAAATTGCAATCAAATTTCAAAATTGTGGGCTACAGGACGAGGCAATGGAACATTTTAGAAATGAATGTGCACTTAAAACGGCTATCAAGGTAATTAAAAAACATACGCCGGTGATCTGTTTTAGTGTATAAGGAGGAATGAGAAAATGGCTGAACAAATTAAATTTAAATTTGAGTTGGATTCCGATGAGGCATTTGACATTTTGAAGGATATCGGAGAGGCAGAAAACGAGTTGGGAAAGCAGTGCTGGAAAGATGGATTAAAAGCGCAAGCGATTGAGTATTTTAAGCATGAGGCTACATGCGAAATTGCGATTAAAGCAATCAAAAAACAAATTCCAATGAAGCCAATCAAGATCACAGCAAATGGAGTTTACAAATGCAAATCTTGCAGTTATCTCATTGCGTGCATCCCAAACGCAACAAAATATTGTGATCAGTGTGGACAGAGACTCTACTGGAAGGAGAAATAGACGTGAACACGGAATTAATTGTAGAGTACGAGAACGGAGAGGTACACAAGGAGCAGCCAGAAAATATTATTTTTGCGGATAGCAAAGCATATGTTTTTCTGAGAGCGGAGGCAGAGAATGAAAGTGTATAAAAACCCTTTCGTGAGCTATCCGTGCTATTTTGTAAAAACGGGAGCTGGATGGTCTGCAAGAGGGGAGGCATCGAAGAGCAAAGGATATGATGTGGAACTGCATAATGGGAAATGGACATGCAGAGACGGTTGTTATTATGATGATACAATCAAGCATGAGTTGGTTCTGGTAGGCGAAAATAGAAAGTCCATTCACAGCATCATAAAAGAAGCAGTAATTTGTGCAGTATTAGAGCTTGTAAAGGAGGCCAAATAATATGTATTACATGGATGACGAAGATTATTTCGGGCCGAGCGAGTTTGACGCAAAAATCGAAGAACTTAAAAACGAGCTTCGGAAATCTGTAAAAAGGGAAGTTAAGGACGAACTCGAAAAGCTGCGTGAGGAAAACAAAAAATTGCAGGGCATCAAGGAGAATTTTGAATCCATAAAGGAAGATTATGAGATAGAGAAAGCAAAGTACAAAAGCGCAGCAAAAAAGGCTGGAGCCAAAGCTGGAAGAGCTAGGCTGAAAGAGTTAATGGAACAATTTAAGACTGTTATGTGGTCAACAAATTGGAGCTACCAGTACAAAAAGAAATGCGACAAGTGCGATAAGTACAGAAAAATCAAAGTGACATTACCATCTGGAAACGTGGTAGACGATGATTGCAAATGCGGAGAACGTAAGAAAACATATCAGCCGAAAGAAAATCTGCTATATATGCTTAGCGATACTAGCGGAAAAATTATAGGCTGGTACAAAGCAATCACAGATGGGTATTTCGACGCATATGGTCATAGTGCAGATACAATAGTGGATCACAACAAAGATTTCAAAGAATTAGAAGAAAACTTGTGGCATACATTCTTCACAACAAAAGAAGAATGCCAGGAGTTCTGCGACTACATGAACAGAAAAGAAGAAAATTCTGGATACGATTACGACTTGGCAGGAAAGCTAATTAAGGCTAGAGAGGTATAAAAATATGATTAACACAATTGTTAAAAATCCGATAGACATCTTAGCATTGATGCACAATTGTGCATTTGTAAAAGATGGTGATGTGTGGTATAGAGATTTTGAACGCGAAATTCCACTTATGGAGCTTGTACGGAATCTTAATAAAGCATACGGCGATTCTGAGGCATCAGCGATGAATGATGAAGCATTTAGTGACAAAATGTATGACGATTTGCAATTTAAGCCTGAGGAAGATATTGATAGTTTTATTGCCACTTTTTATATAGCACTTATTGGAATGGCGGAAAATCGAGAGCACTTGAAAATATATGAAACAACAGGATTGCCAACAACGGAGCATCCAGAAGTACTACAGGAATGTATTGATACTTACGGAGCGGATAAACAAATCGACCAGGCGATCGAAGAAATGAGTGAGCTGATAAAAGCGCTGCTTAAACATCGCCGCAAGACAATTCAGCTGGAGGGTGGAAATGTAAATCCAACGCCTGACACAGACCTGGCAAAAGCCAGAGCAGATATTTTTGAAGAAACTGCTGACGTTATTATCATGTTGACTCAAATCATCATGATTTTTGGTGGCAGAGATTTTGTTGAAAGAATAATAGAATCAAAGGTTGACCGCCAGAAAAAGCGCTTAAGAAAGGGAACAGATGGTCAGGATTGTTGAAGCAGAAAACGTAATAACTTGCCCTGAGTGCGATAAAAATTTGAGCTATGAGGAAGATGATGTGTTTTTTAACAAAATAATCTCCTGTGGACACAGAAATTACTACAACAAATGTGTAACGTGCCCTTATTGCAAAAATAAAGTTGTTGTTTCAGATGACGCGGTATTTGTTGAGTCAACAGATATTGAGACTCTAAAACGAGAGATTGTAAACGATAAAAAAGCAAGAACCATTTTAAATAATTCTAGTGTATGGAGGGGAAATGAGCAAAGAGACAGAAAACAGACTGAAAACTGAGCTTGATAAGCTTGATGAGCTTGCAGCAACGGGTGTACACCTGTTTGGAGAATACATGAACGACCCAGAGAGTGAAGTAAAGAAGAGTGCATATCATGAAACATGCATGATGATCAATAATCAGTTTACAGATTGTGCAGTCCTTCTCAGAGATTGCGGATACGCTCCAGATTTTGAAAAAGCTGTCAAGCTGCTTGGAAGTGTGGGCGCTCATAGACTTTCTAGCGCGATTTAGCGGTTAGATGCAGGAGGTGAGGAAATGTTTTACATAAAAGGTCAGGAAGCCAACAGCTTAAAGGAGAACCATGAATAAACGGCAGAAGAAAGAAAGGAAGGCGGTAAAAATGACAAGAAAAGAGCTGATAACTCAAATCAAAAACAAAGGCTATGAGCCTAGAGTAAAAAACGTTGTGAGCTTGCTAACGTCTAATGGCGAGGGTGATGCAGTTTCGCTAATTATCTCTTTGTATGATGATTTAAATGAGCTAATGGACGTAAAAAACAAGAACGTATCTTCAAAAAAATACTTCGATGACGAATACCTGAATGAGGCATTTAACGATTTTGTTTCTATGAGAGTAAAGATTAAAAAGCCCCTAACCGCAAATGCTTTGAAGAGAGCAATAGTCAAGTTGGAGAATCTATCTAGTGGAGACATCGAGCTTATGATAAAGATTTTAAATCAATCTGTTGATAACTGCTGGGCAGGACTTTTCCCACTGCATGATGGTGACAATAGCTTTAAGGGTAAGTATCAGAATCCGCAACGTTCGCAACTTGACGCCATCTTAAGGGGCATTGCCAATGACTAAAAAAGAGGCTCTGAGGTTGATGGCGATAATGACTGTGGCATATCCAAATTATAGACTCGCAGACATAGATTTTACTGCCACTACCTGGGCAGATATGCTACCCAACTACACTTACGATCAAGTTGAAGCAGCACTCAAAGCCTACATACTTTCGGAAAACACAGGCTTTCCACCGTCAATCGGTCAAATTAACGAAAAGTTAGTCGCTTTGAGCCAATCAGACACGCCTACACCGTTGGAAGCGTGGTCTTTAGTTCGGATAGCTGTCAGAAACAGCACATATCATGCTGATGACGAGTTTGCCAAACTTCCACCAATTATCCAGTCAACAGTTGGAAACGCAAGGAATCTGGAAGAATGGGCGAAGGGACAAGCAACTCAGTTTGAGACAGTTATCCACAGCAATTTTTTAAGATCATACTCCGCAGAGATTGCGAAGCAAAAAGAATGTCAGAAGTTGCAGGGAAAGGTTTCAATTGCATCTGAGCAACCAGAGTATTTGCCAGAACTAAATATATAAGCAAAGCACAGTTTTATAGACTATTTTAAATTATAATAAGCTTTAATACATTAAAATAGTCTACTACCTAGAAGGAGGCTTTATGACACGAGCACAAAGGAGACGGGCTGAAAGAGAAGCAAAAAAAGGAAACAAAGTCGTAGAACAGCGAATCACAGGTGCAGAAGAAAGCATAAGAATTGCTTTGTTAAAAGAAAATATTGCACGAGACGTTGATCGCAAGCTTTATGACAAATACTACCAAAAGGCAAATAAAGACGCTGTGGACAACATATACAGCATCATATTAACATCATTTGGGCTTGCTTTGGCAGATACTTGTCCTAATTGGAAGGCCGAGGCAATTGCAAAACGAATCCAGAAGACAATGGACTACGTTGAAAAATTCTCGAAGGAATACGACGGAGACATTGAACATTTTATGAAAGAACTTGAAGATAGAACCGGATTCTCATTTGAGATAGATTCTGTAAGTGGAAAGGATGAATAATATGGATTTTTTAATTGGTTTAATAGCAGGACTATTATTTGGCGGAATTACTGGTGTGCTTGCAGTTGCTTTGTGTGCTGCATCAAGCACAAATGAAACCGATGACGAAAGAAAGAGGGAAAGCGATGAGAATTAAGCATTTAAAGCTAGATAATTTTTGCAGTTTTTACAACGGAAAAACAGTAGACACAGATCTATATGCCAAAACAGAAGTTTCTGGATGCAACGAGTCTGGAAAAAGTACAGTTAAAAGAGCTATATTTTGGGTATTGAATTGTAGGGGTGAGAATGGCGAAGAAATCACTGGAATCAGGCCGCACGATAAATCAGGTAACGAGATTAACGATATTGAGGTTACAGTCGAGATGACCGTAGAGCTTAATGGTTCCAGCAAGACATTTAAAAAGGTCTCTCGTCAGAACTACAATAAAAAAGGTGACTTCACAGGTAATGTTATTGACTATTATATCAATAATATCCCTAAAAAGAAGTGCGACTATGAAGATTTTATTGCAGAAAAATTGGTTCCTGTGAGCGAGCTCTCGAACTTGATCAACGCTAAAACGCTCTTGTCAAAGAGTGCTGCTGACTGCAGATCAATCTTGGAATCCACCTTTGGAACGTGTTCCAATGCAGAGGTTTGTGAACGTTTTCCGGAGTTCTCCCCTCTTCTTCCACTGCTGGATGATGGCAGTGTTGATGAGTTAAAATCAAAATTTAATACTATGCTGAATGGCAGACGCGGAAGGAATGGTACTAAAGGACTGCTTGATATTCGTAAAGAGTTTCCGAGCCGCATTGATGAGGTAGAAAAGCAGAAAATTGTCATTGATGAAGGCTTGATAAACAGTCAGATTGCAGATATTGAAAGCAGACTGAAAGATAACCAGAGTAAACAAGCTGATGTGCAGAAGGCATTTGATGAGCAACGTACAATTCAGGCACAAATTTATAAGTTGAAGCAGGAGCAATTAAAAGCCACTGATGACGCTAATTCCGAAAACAGGAAAAGAATTGCCGATTTAGATGCTCAGATTATGGCAACAAGGGAAGAACTTTTCCTATCCAACAGTAGTTTAAATGCCAAAGAGCATGAATTGCACCAGATTGACTCCGAGATTCGGGATCTTGAAACTAAGCGTTTGAAGCTTTCAAGTGACTGGAAAAGCAATAAAGATATGCAATTTGATGAAAATTTGCTGATTTGCCCGTATTGCAAGCGTGAATACCCATCTGATCAGCAGGATGAAATGCGAAAGCATTTTGAAGAATCAAAGGAAGAAAAGTTGCAGGAAATCACAGACGATGGAATGAAATGTAAAGAAGCTATTGATGCTTTACGCGAAAAGCTCAATGCTGCAGATGCAGAGCTTTCTACCCTTCGTGAAGAATCCAATAAAAAGTCAAGAGTTGTCGATGATTTAGTTGCTCAGAAAAAAGTTATATCCACTGCACCTCCAGCAGAGCCAGACGAGACAGCAAAAACCAGATCTGCAGAAATCGTAAAGCTTGAAAGTCAGTTAGAAGCAAATACTGCAAATGCAACGTTTGCACAGCTCAAGGCAGAAGAAAATAATCTTCAGCATCAGTTATCAGGCTTAAAAGCAGAGCTTGCAAAAACCGAAATCAATGCCAAGATTGACGCAAGAGTTGCAGAGCTTAACATCGAGCGCCGAAAGAATGAGCAGCTAATTGCAGATACGCAGGCACAGCTTGACTTGCTCAAACGCTTCAACATTCGCAAGCACGAGCTTTTAGAAAGCAAGGTAAACGAGTATTTAGAGTACTGTCAAGTGAAATTTTTCAGACAGCTTGTGAATGGCGACCTAGAAGAAACGTGTGATTTCTGTGTAAACGGTGAACCATACGCTAGAAACCTTAATCACGGTGCAAAAATCTTAATCGAGACAGATGTTTGCAAGGCTTTTCAGAAGAAATACGCTACTACCCTTCCTATCATCGTAGATGACTCTGAATCTGTTGATAATTGGAAGATACCGGATATGGATAGGCAGCTTATTATCCTCAAAAGAACTGATTCTAAAGAGCTAACAATCAAGGAGTCATGATGTGATCCGTGAAATTACACAAACTTACCCAGTCTAAGCTTGATGATTACAAACTTAGAAGTAATTTCACGGACGATGAAGAGATAACATTTGATATGTTATCTAAAGGCAAATCTATCAGCGAAATAGCAACCCGGTTATCTGTGTCGACTAGGACGGTTGATCGCAGGATTGCCGATATAAAATCAAAAATCAACCAACTATAAATAGTCCCCTGGTATTTATGATGCTAGGGGATTTTTACAACATTTTTTAACATTATTTTACTGTAAAGAAATGTCACACATATAACCTTAAAGATATTTTTTATAACTTTTTAGTTCTAACTATTGACTTTTTAGTTCTAATAATGTATCCTATAACCGAGAAAGAAAAAACATTATTTTACTGTAAAGAAATGTCAAATTTGGTTAAGAATTGTAAAATAATGTAATCACAAAGGAGGTTTCACAATGAAAGTAATATGCATTGCAAATCAAAAAGGTGGCATTGCAAAAACCACAACAGCCACTACACTTGCGTCAATTTTAATGTCACAAGGCAAGAAGGTCTTACTGGTTGACGCTGACCCACAGGGTAACAGCACTGATACTTATAGAGCAATATCCAAAGATACGGCAACTCTCTACGATGTTATTTTAGACATCGAAGATCCGCTTCCAATTGTGGAAGCTATTCAAAGAACAGAAATCGGTGACATAGTTGCGTCCGATCCAGAGCTGAAAACAGCAGATCAAAGATTCCCAAGTGATGGGAATGAGTATTTTAGACTAAAAGACGCTCTTTCCGAATTAACTGGCTATGACTACGTTATTATTGATACAGCTCCGGCTGACAACAAATTACTTAAAAATTGTTTAATTGCTTCTGACAAGGTCATCATTCCTGTCACTGCAGACCGTTATGCCATTCAAGGTCTGTCAGAACTGAATAGAACTATCACGGGCGTAAAGAAAAGAAATAATCCCAATCTAGAGGTTGCAGGACTCTTGTTGGTGAAATATAAGAGCCGTCAGCTCCTCGCCCAGGAAGTTAAAGCTTCTTTGGAAGAGATTGCCAAGCAGCTCAACACAAAGGTCTTTTGCACAACTATTCGTGAAAGTATTGCCGTGCAAAAGGCACAGGCAACTAGAACAACGCTCATGAAATTTGATTCAAAGTGTAACGCTGCCATTGACTATGTGCAGTTCGCAGAAGAACTAACTAAGGAGTAATTTGAGATGAGAAAGAAAGATAACACCACTACTACTTCTTTTGATGTGACAGCCGGCATTGATTTTGCAGATACTGGCGAAACTGAAATTCCAAGCATCCAGCCGGTAGAAAAAAAGTCCGTATTTGTCCCTGCTCCGGTTGATCCAAACAGAGTGTATACGCCTGGATATAATCCAACTCCGAAGATTGGTCCAAATGGTGGATATGTAGGCCGCAGAGAAGTTCCTGCAGCTGAGCGCAAGATTCAATTCAGTGTATCATGCACTGAATCACAAAAGGCAGCCTTTTCAGAAGCTGCTCGTAAGTCGGGCCGCACCCTAGCAGGATTTGCTTGTTTCGCCATTGAGGAATACATGCGGACACATGATCTATAATTCTTTACATTATTTGACATTTAAAAAAGGTTTAATAAGGTAAAGAACTATTAAAGGAAGGAGGTATTTTATGGAACAAGTAAACTTGATACCGTTTTACGCTTGCGCTATCGCGTTTGCACGCCATATACGATTAGATTTAGAAAGCGAATACAGTAAGAATGCTGTGGCTTATTATAACGCCGCGAAGCAGAGCGAATATTACAACACTTTATTTTCGGAAGAACTGTCTCTACAAACAGAAGAAGCTTATAAAAAAGCACTCGGAATCGTCGAATATAGCTACATGGAAGATGAACAAGCAGATAAACAAGCACAGATTTCTTTGGATATTCTTTTCAAAAAGGGATACAGAAAACTATATAACATTTTTAAAAGACTTCCAAAAGATGAACCGATTCACTTTAATAGTGTAATCGGAGAAGCCATTTATGCAAAGCTTGCAAAGTCAGATCATGTTTCGGACGATAATTTTAATGGTCATTTATTTGCAGGCTATTACTTTTTAAATATGTGGCCGCAAGAGTTAGTGCAAGAACGTAAAAAATGTGATGAATTACTTTGCTTTATTGCAAACTACGGATACAATCCAGAACGCAGAATACAAAAAGGCTTAAAGAAATATGACTGTGCTTTTCAGGAAAGAGCAAAATCATACATTAGTCAACTTCCAAAAGATTTATTTAAGCAGATCCAGTTAGCACCAAAAGATGAGGAATTTGGATACACTACAGTGTTTGACATTGAGTCACTTTCAAGCGTTTCTATTTTTTCTGAATTACAGTTTACACATGAAGATCTGGAAGCACTAGCAATTGCTTATACGCACGGAAAAAGAGGAGGAATACGTGAAGACTTCCTTACTTATGCAAAATATACGAGCTATATATTAGCTATGTGTAAGGCATATAAGCAGTCTAAAGAATACTACTTCCAACACAATCGCGAAGACGTGTATATTGAAGTAGAGAGCATTAAAAATGAATTGCTTCAAGCCAAATCTGCATTATCTGAATCTCAGGAACGCAGGATGTCTGAACAAAAAGCTTATACCGAGCAGATTCAGTGCTTATCTGATCAGATAAAACTGCTCAAGCAGAAGAATGATGCACTAAAATCCGAACTGCAAAAGGTAGAGGGTGAACGTAGGGAGCTTTACGCTTTGCGAGAGCATATATTTTCGCTGGAAAACGATTCAGAAACCAAAATTGCAAATGAACTGCCTAAAGAGCAAATTCAGCAGCTTAAAAACGTTCGTGTAACAATTGTAGGGGGGCATCCAAGCTTGATAAAGAAGCTCAAAACTTATCTTCCAGATTGGCAATATATCAGCGCAGGAAATGTCAGCACTGTGCGCAACGCTGCATTAAAAAAATCTGACTTTGTGTTCTTTGTAACTGCTCATTTGAGCCACAAACTGTATTATGCCATGATTGCACAGGCTCAAGATTGGAATGCAAAAATCGGATATTTGAGCCATGCGAATATAGATTATACATTGCAAGAAATATATATATTAGTAAATAACAGTATTTAACCTTATTTGACATTATTTTAATGTAAAGAATTATTAAATAAAGTAAAGAACTGTAGAAAGAAGGATGTATATGAGGAAAGAATTTAATTTGCTTGACGAAAATTGGGTGCGTGTATTGCTTCCTAACTATGCCGTTAAAGAAGTTTCACTCACGGATGTTTTCGCTCACAGTCACGAATACATGGATTTGGCAGGTGAAACAGATACTCAAAATGTCGCAATGATACGGCTACTTCTTGCAATTGCTCATTCCGGATTTGCAAGATTCAGCTCAAACGGTGATGAGATTCCGCTTTTGAATAGGGATGAAGCAATCAACCGTTGGAAAAGCTATTGGAGTCTCGGACATTTTCCGGAAGCATTTTTAAAATATTTAGAGGAATACAGAGAACGTTTCTGGCTTTTTCATCCTGATGCTCCATTCTACCAGGCAAACGAAGCTAAAAAAGGAACTGCTTTTGGTGCTGCAAAGTTAAACGGAGAAATCTCTGAAAGCAACAACAAGGTACGAATGTTTGCAGCAAGAAGTGGAGAAGCAAAAATGCAACTAACATATGCAGAAGCAGCTAGATGGCTTCTTTTTATCAATGGGTATGACGATGTTTCTGTAAAGCCAAGTAGGGCAGGTTTGCCGTCGATCAGTATTGGATGGTTGGGGCAAAATACTATTGTTTACGCAATCGGGCGAAATCTTTTTGAAACACTTATGATGAACCTAGTTCCTTTACAGAATGGAACCGGGGAATTGTGGTCTAAGCCTTGCCCAATATGGGAATGCTCGCCACGATCCGATGAGCGCAAAAAGGTTGATCCACCTTCTAACCCAGCGGAATTATTCACGCACCAATCGCGTAGGATATTTCTCAAGCGCGAAAATGGGGTCATAACCGGATTTAATGCATTGGGTGGGGAGTTTTTTGATAAAGAACGTGTTGTAGCTGAAACCATGGCGCTTTACATTTTAAATAGTAACAGTGCTAAACCACTTCGCTTATTTAACGATGTTCCATTGTGGCAATTACTCGACAAGATACTTTGTAACAATCAAGATACTGCTACATGGTTGCGCTTAATCGGAATTAGCAACGCAGGCTTTCAAACTTGTGGAATGATGTATGACTCTAAGGCAATGAAGTTTGTCGATGAATGTTCAAAAAGATTTACAGCAAATCTCAATCCTAACTTTGCAGATTACATATCTGTTGGCATTGAACTGTGCCGTTATATCACAAATGAAATTGGTGTATTATCCTACAACATTCAGATGGCTAGTGGCAAGCAGAATCCGACTGAACTTAAAAAATATGAGTTTTCTAGTAACCTAGATTTGATTTGGTCCAGATTTCTTTCATCAAGCACCACCGCATTTGAATATTTTCTAAGAATGGTCAAGCAGTCTGCGCTGAACTTTTCTAAATCTTTAATTGATAATGCATCCCCAACATCATTTAGAGGTCGAATAGTTGCAGCGAATGGCACAGAAAAGTATTATTGCACGCCAAAAGCTTATAATTCTTTTTTATATTATCTCAATCGATTGATACCAGAAGAATCTAATGACCTTGAGGCTGTAAAAGAACATTTGATCTCTTACAAGGCAGATCTTAAACCGAAGAAGGAAGGTGAGTAAATGGAAAGCAAAAACACATTTTCGAACATTGTAAAAACGATAATGTTTAAGAAAGAGATGGACGGAGTTCAGCTTGCAAAACTGTTAGGGTGTTCTCAATCTAACGTGTCCAAAAAGCTTAGATTAAATAATTTTAGAGAAAGTGATATACGCCAGATATCTGAAGCATTAGGATATGATGTTTCTATCAAGCTTACATCAAAGGACACAGGAGAGGAATTACAGATGTTGTAATAGTGTATTTTACATTTATTTACATTATTTAACTTTATTTAACAATATTTGACATTTATTTACAGTAAAATATTCTTTAAAAGAGTTGTCAGTTTGTCTGACAGCTCTTTTTGTCGTTAATATGTCGTATCCCTGTCGTTTTTACATCTTATTTTTATGGCACAATACAGTCAGGATAAGAGGAAGGAAGGTGTGAATGATGTTTCCTGAATCATTTTTAACTAAAATATTTGAAAGACCAGATGTATGTATGATTCCAATGCAGTATCAATCAGCAATGATTCAAGCTATTGGAGAGGTCCTTGACGAGGAAGGAGTGATATTAGGCGATGCCAATACCAAATCAGATGTATCAACCGTACAACCAACAGACAATGTATGGCCAATATAATAGTTATTACCCGTATCAATATCAGCAGCCGCGTTATGATCTGCAGCAAAACCAACCGCTTTTTAATCAACAGCAAAACATTCAGCCACAGCAGCAAGCTGGATTGAACGGAAAGATCGTGCAAGCTGTCGAACAAATTACTGCGAACGATGTACCTATGGACGGTTCAGTTGCCGTTTTCCCAAAGCAAGACATGTCAGAGATCTATACAAAATCATGGAATGCAGATGGGACCATTAGAACGATTGTATATAAGCCGTACACAGCTTCACAGCCAAATGCGGCGAATAGTTCAGCCGACATGTCCAAAATGAAAATGGGGCTATCTGACGAGGCTACAGAGGCATTTATGGCAAGATTTGATAGCCTCGAAAAGAAGTTTGATGAACTGATGCCTAAGATAGCGCCTAAAAGACCCGGAGGCTTAAAGAAGGAGGCAAATGAGAATGAATAATCCATTTCAGCTATTTCAAGCCATGAGGAATCCACAGCAGTTTTTGCAGCAGATGGCTGGAAACAGCCAAGCTATGAGCAATCCTATTTTAAAAAATGCTATGGATATGGCAAATAAAGGTGATACAAAGGGTGTAGAACAATTAGCTCGCAACCTTTGCAAAGAAAAAGGGATAAATGTTGATGATGCAGTTCGCCAGATAAAAAATCAATTTGGAATGCAATAAAAACATGATACTAATTCTTGCGCAAGATTATGTATATAAAAAATATTACGGAGGTAAATAGTATGTTTAACTCAGGAAACTGTAGTGTACCATTAGTGGCTAGCATTGATGGTAACGGTAACAACAGCGGTGGCTGGGGCAACGACGGCTGGGGATGGATCTGGATCATTCTGATTTTTGCCATTTTCGGCTGGGGTAATGGCTTCGGCGGTTGGGGCAATAACGGTGGTGGCATGGGTTCTACCGCGGCAGCCTACACAGATAGCGCAATTCAGCGTGGTTTTGATCACCAAGCGATTGTTGGAAAGTTAGACGGAATCAACAATGGTATTTGTGATGGATTTTACGCAGTTAACAATAGCATGTTAACCGGATTCAATGGGATCAACACAAACATCATGCAGACTGGATATGGCATTCAGCAGGCTATCAACGCTGATACCGTAGCTAATATGCAAAATACAAATGCTCTGCAGGCACAGTTAGCTAACTGCTGCTGCGAGACACGCGAAGCTATTCAGGGTGTAAATTACAATATGGCAACTAACACTTGCGCATTGCAGAACACTATGAACAACAACACCAGAGATATTATTGACAGTCAGAATGCAGGTGTGAGAAGCATCCTTGACTACCTTTGCCAGGACAAGATTGCTGCCTTACAGGCTGAGAACAATGATCTTCGCAGAGCTGCTTCACAGGATCGCCAGAGTGCACTGCTTACCACAGCAATGGCTGCACAGACCAATCAGATTATTGACGCTGTAAGACCTACTCCAGTACCGTCTTTCCCAGCATCTAATCTCTATGGCTATGCTTACGGATGCGGATGCAATAGTGGTTGCAGCTGCTGACAAAATTAAATATCGGTATCTTAACCAAAATGGTTATGTCTGCTAACTAACGCAGTATTACTATCAGCAAAGGGGCAGACTCGAAATAGAGCCTGTCCCTTATTTTAAGGAGGTATCAAATGGCAGAATATGTTGCAGTCGCAACACAGGAAGTTGCGGCAAATGAAAATATAACTTTTACAAACACATCTGTTAAGGGCTCAAACTGCATACAGCACCGTGAAGGCAGTGGAATCATTACTCTTAGAGGTCTTACGAATCAGTGTCAGGCACGGTTTTTTGTAAACTTCTCTGCAAATATAGCTCTTCCAGCCGGTGGAACTGCGGCTCCTATATCATTAGCCGTTGCTATCAGTGGTGAGCCAGTGCCTGCTTCCAAGATGATTTCAACACCAGCTGCAGTATCTCAATTTAACAATGTGTCCTCAGGCATTTTTATCAGTGTTCCGCGTGGCTGCTGCGTAAATATTGCAGTTGAGAATACAAGTGGCGTTGCAATTGAAGTTGCTAACGCAAACCTTATAGTGAATAGAGTTGCTTAATTGGAGGTAGACTATGCATAAATGGGCTAAAGAAATCTTGGAATGTGTCAAAGAAAAAGCCAAAGCTATCGGAATTGATAATTTCGAAGGCCAGAATCTTGATGATTTAAAAGACTGGACTGAAATTGTTAAGAACATTGTTTGCTTTGATAAAGATTATCGCATCGTTGAGGCAATGGATAGACTGGAAAACGATGATGAAATCATGGAAATGGTTGAGCAATACGGTGATTACCCGTCACGCCGCTATTACGACCGCTACAGATACGCTAACGGCAGATTTGCCCCAAAGGGTAGAGGGACAAGGACCACAGGCAGACGCGGTTATGACGAACCACCTTATTGGCACATGACACCAGAAATGTATTATGAATGGGCTGATATGCCAGAAGAAGAGCGTATGCGTGATCTTGATAGACTCCGCTTTGGGCGCATGTACTACTCTGACCCACGTAGAGGCTCCCAAATGCCGTCAGATGGTAGAAGCGTAGAAGATATGGGAATGAAGTCAGAAAGCCGATATGACCGTGCTAGAAGGTCATACAGTGAGACTAAGGACATGCACAAAGCCAACACTAAAGAAGATAATGACGCTAACATGCGAGGGCTTGAGTCCTTGCTGGCCGTCATTGACGAAGACCTTAAAGAGATCATGCCAGGGCTTTCAGCTTCCGAAAAAACAATGATGAAAACCAAGATGACAAACTGGGTACAGCGTATATAATCAATGGTACAGCCGGGGGCAGATGCTCCCGGTTTTATTTCAATTGCGCACTTGCTATAAATGTGCTATAATGGGGGTATCAAATGTTTTTTACAGTAAATAACAACACTTGGCAAGTTTGCTTTATCAATCCTGGCGATCCGCAGTTGCAGCGCAGTGACGGAACATATACTCTCGGTGTAACCGACAACAATTTAAAGACCGTCTTTATGTGTAATGATCTGTCAAACCAGATGATTGATAAAGTGCTATGCCATGAGCTGACACACGTTCATGCAATGGAATATGGATACTCTATCCCGATTGAAACAGAGGAAATTGTCGCAGACTTTATAAGTCTTTTTGGCAGGAGTATAGTAGCTGTTGCAGACGAACTTATATATCAACTTTTAGGAAACAATACAATTAGGTACTGTGCATAAAATAAAGATCACAATACACACGATTTTAGACAATGTGTCAGAAAGGAAGGCAGATGTATACAAAGATTCACACACAAAAAGATGTTCTTCGTGAGCGATATCTTTATCAATCTGAGCTTACTCCACTGGGGTTTCCAAAACTACTCCCAGTACATGCTGCTCTGAGTGGGCTTAATGCAGTATCATTTTGTGAGGCGGCAAAAGAAAAAAATCCAAAGAAGTCACTTTGCCACTTTTTTATTGATGATGCACGGTTCGAGCCATTATGGAATCAACCGCAAAAGTATCTTCCGACACTTGAAAATTTTAAATACATCTGCGCTCCTGACTTCTCGTTCTACGACTCTATGCCAAAGGTCGTGCAGCTGCATCAAGTGTACAGAAGTCGTGCCCTGGCATGGTGGCTATTTATGAACGGTTGTAACGTCATTCCAACTGTAGGTTGGGGAAACACAGAGACGTTTGAGTTTTGTTTTGAAGGGCTGCCAGAAGAGAGTACGCTGGCAGTCAGCACAAACGGCTGCTTTACCGATCAAGGCAAGGAGTGTTATCGACAAGGCTTCAAAGAGATGTGCTCCCGACTCCATCCCACAGAAATTTTAGTCGTTGGACGTCCAATTGATGTGGATGCAGATGTAAAGATCACGTATCGAGAATCATTTGGGCAGCTGCTTACAAGAAAGTTGAGGGGATGATATGGGCAGTAGAAGTGGAAAGAAGCACGAAATCAGCATAACAACCTATGTCGGCAGTTTGAAGCGCATCAGAACAGAGGAAACTGTCGGGAACATCACGGTCATAAGAACCGAATACAAACAGCAGAAGCAGAAGAAGCGCCGTAAGAAAAGCCGATAGATTTTGACATTATTTTAATGTAAAATACTGTATAATAATGTAAAGTAATGTAAAATACTGTCAAGAACTGTAAAATAATAGGGATAGATTTGACTCTATCCCTACTTTTTAGCTATGCTCTAATATCATGTACAACTGGCGAAAGATCTTGAACCCTGCTTCCTATTGCTATAGGTGGCAACCATCTGATCACAAGCTTTCTGTTTCCTGCCTTTTCACTCCCTATCCAGAAATGATGCCAGTGTGCACGGCGTACATGTGGAGTCTTTTTGCTTCCTACGGCAGAGGGCAGTATATCAAGGTTTTGTTCATTTGCTTCTGTCTTGTTCTTGTATACATTGATTTCCCTAACATTCCTTATTTCAGCCCCCACACGGTATCCTGCATCCAATACCTTAGGAATCTCCTTTGCACCAGAACGAACATATTTCTTTCTTGCTTTCTTGTTTTCTTCATTCTCGACAATATCTACATTCTGTGACAGTATAAACAGAATCATTTGTATTGTGCTTTGAAATATTTCGCGATCTTTTCTATATGTTTCTTCAAATTTCTCCGAAAACTCCGGCAGCCCCATTCTTTTATAGTTATCAATTCCACTGGAAATTGTATGGTCTATGCATTTTTGTAATTTATCAGACGATAAGGTTAAAAAATAGCTCCTTGATTCAATTCTGTTTTCATCGTCATTAAAGAAAAGTCTTTCAATCCTCAATTCATATAATTTAAATTCAAAATCATAATTCAAATATGTAAACCTTGATTCATCACCAACTTGAAGACATAAACATTTATATGGCAAATGAAGTAACATGTTTACCGGAACTTTTTCTATTCCTTCTGTTTCTTTTAATTCGCTATAAAAATCTTCATCAAAGCGATAAATTACTTTTGATAAATCCCACGTTGCCACTGCTGAAATCAATCCTGCAGTGGCATTTCTAAGCCTTTTGAAATACTTCGCATCTGGCTCCCCGATGCGTGCTTTTTTGATTTCTAGCAGTATTTTATCATTAGGACAGTACACGATATTTTCGTCCCATTTTGCGCCTTGAGCTTTAAAATCCTCAATCGCAGCTTTTGCTTGATCAGCCAAATCAGGTTCAGCCTTTAAGAACCCTTTGTACAGTTCTAGTGCCAGGATTCGTTTATTCTCAACTTTTTTCTTTCTCTTCGCCATTTTGTCTCCTATTTTCTTCCAACGCCATTTTAACATCCTCTTCGGTCTTTTCAACTGGTAACTCTTCCAATCGCCAGCCCTTATAAGTATATACTGGCCTGGATCTCCGTGAAGACACACCGCGTAAACTGCTTGCAATTGCAGTAAAGCCACCACGCACGCGTCCAGCTGCAATATTTTCTGGTACATCTTCATCAAAGAACCTTCGGCAATTTCTTCTAGCCCAATCCTTCAACGATACTGCTATATAGTAATTTCCTAGAGGATCAATTAAAATCCATTTTTTAGCAGTTCTGTTTTGCGGTCCCGGTTGTCCTTCTGGCAAAGCATGAGCCGCTTTAGTTGCTTCTTTTGCAAATCGTTCGCGAGCCGCTTTTACTAATTGACTTTTCTTTTGAGCTTCAATTAGAGCAGGCGGCATAGGTGTCCCCTTTGGCGTACACAAGCCACGTTTCTTTCTTAATTGTGCCGCACATTTAGCAGAACAACATTGTTTTGTATCACTCGGATGCCAAATAAATGGCTTTCCACATATTACACAGTTGTGGTATTTACGTCTTCTTGCGCATCCACATGTTACGCTAGAAGAAGGAACCCATACACCAGTAGGAGAGGAGCGCCCAGTTGATTTGATTGCAGAGACCAGACCAACCCCGGCACATGTCAAGGGCTTGCCGTTCACAACGTTTTACTGGCGCCGCATGGGTATAGCAGGGCTTGAACTTTTTAAAGATTCAGACGAGCCGGAAGCAATCGCCTACAGAATTAAAACTTCTAACGAGTGGTTTGCGGAAGATTGTGAAAAACTTATTAAAAAGGCCGATATGTGGGATGAATACCAGAAAGCTGGAAAGGAGATCAAAGAAAACGGCGGAGATTTTGACACGGAGGCATTCATGGCAAAAGTTGCCGACAAGCTCGGTGTTGACATCTGGTAAATATTAAAGCACCCGTCCCGGAGGTTACGAGGGCAGAAAGGAAAATATGAGCGATAAAAAATTGTTTGAGTTAAAACCTGGCGATACATTCCAAGTGTGAGAATGCTTGTGTATCTTACTTGAGCATGGCAAAGGAGAGCTTGAAGGTACCACAAAGGTGCTGATCATTGAGAACACTTGGACCACTCAACCGGTTATGATGGAGCAACCATTTGACGCGCATGAATCTAACTATAAGCTTTCCGAACTTAGAAAAGATATAGAATCATGGGACAACCAAGGATGGATCGAAGACCAAGTAGGAGCCGAGAACCTAGTGGAACACACCGTAAGTTTAACAACGGTAGACGGTCAGAACGACTATGGAGAGCTGACTTGCAAGGTTCGCCCGATCACTTTTGACGAGGCCAGAAAGTATAACAATTTGATTGCCAGCTCTGACGATGACAGCAGAATTGAAGGTTATTGGACTTGCACCGCCTGGAGTGTACCACGTCGCAGCGGGGAGGATCGCGGAGATTTTGTCGCATCTGTTACTTACAACGGAATGATCGGAGAAAGCAACTCTTGGGATTGTTACGACGTGCGTTTAGTATGTATCCTCAAATCTGATATCAACGTGCGGATTGACTAACCAAAGCACCTGCCCGGCAAGGTTAGAGCCGGGAGAAAGGAAAGATATGAAGCGCGAAGACTTTAAAAAAATTATTAAGTTACGCAGCTTTTGGAAGATAGATAAGCGCAAAGGAGATTATAAGCTGCCAAGCGGTGATAAGTTGTCAAAGTATATCAGAAAGCTTGTTACTTCTCAAATGCAGCTTGATAATCTGCTGATTGGCGAAAATGGCGATCTATTTCCAGGATCTGGGGGCACTGTAAACAAAGAGTTGAAGCAAATTAACGACTATACAATTTTTCATTTAGGTCCGGTTCCAAACGAGGTTTGCACGTGGGAGCAGATGGAGAAACGAATTGATCATTTAATTTTTGAAATGTTACATTAATCAAAAAGTGGAGCCATAAAGCTTCACTTTTTCTTTGCCTATTTTCAGACATTCAGCCGTAAATTTTTAATTTGTGCAACTTACACTTTTAAAAATATTTAACTTGATTTACACCTCATATTGTTGTATTATGTAATTAAGCTACTATATATAGTATTTATATGTAGCCTAGATATGGATATATAGAGTATATAGCCCATGATCGGAAAAGATACCAAGCCGTGCTGGAACACGGTGCTTCTTTTTCTGGTCGTGGGCTTTTTTCTTTCCCCCAGGCCTACAGCTTTTCCGTGTCGCTTCCTTATATATAATATATACAGTATATATATATATTTACTGTATATGTATATGGTATATATATTTAATATACTATCGGTATATTTAATATATTATCAGTGTATTTATATTATATTTATAATTATATGGTGTATATGTATATAATATCTGTATATGTACAGTGTATATAATATATTGTCTGATAATATATTAAGTATGTCTGTATAAGGTATATATGTACAGTATATATAAGGTAAGTATGTATAGATACAGTATGTACAAGGTATATGTATAGTATATCTGTATGTACAGTATATAGATATCTGGTAAGTAAGTATGTGTATAGTATATCTAAGTATATACAGATACAGAGTGCAGGAGCCTGACAGATGATCAAGCCAGAGACAGCCAGCAGATGAGAGATACACAGACAGGCGGCAGATGAGGACAGCACACAGTCAGGACAGGCACAGACGAGAGCTGGACACGATGAGCACACACGGAAGGGCGCTAGAAGGGCACAGAAGGTGGCTAGAAGGCATTTGAAGGGGAAAGGCTAAGATATAGCCACATATACGCACGACAAAAAGAAATACAGGGAAAGGAGGGCTACAGAATGCCAAGAGGGGGGAAACGAATGCCAAGCTATAGGGATATTGCAGAAACCATGGACGGAGACGAACTGGACGCTATCCTTGACGTATCTCTGCAGGGGCTAGCTAGAGCACGTGAAAAAGGTTCGCAGCCCATGTATAGCAACTCTCCCGAAGGGCTAAAAAGTTTCAAGCACGACTCAGAAGAGTATCTGACATTTGTCCGGAACGTAAACAAAACCCCAACGGAAGGCGGAAAGCTGCGCCTAGTGCCTGATATAGAGTCCTGGGCGGCATTTTTGGGAGTTACGCGGCACATGATCACGGGCTATGAAAAGCGTGGCAGTGATTGGAAGTCTACTATAGACGCGGTAAAAGGCGTTATAACAGCTTGCAAGAAGCAGCTTGCATTTACTGGCAAAATGCCGCCAGTGCTTGCAATTTTTGATCTTACTAACAATAGCGACTATGTCAACGCGTCAGAGTTCCGTTTATCAGCCGAGGCAGCACCGGAAGCTAAGCAGATAACGGCGGAAGAATGGGAAAAAGTCATTGATGCAGAGCCAGAGGCCCCGAAACTATCGGATTTCAAATTGTCTGACGATTTAAATTAAGATTAGTCAAGGTTTCTTGATCTGTGTTAATCTTCAAAGTAACATAGAGTACGTATAATGTTTGTTATACGAACTTTTAACGGTCAATGGTGCGTATATTCAGACCAGGTCAGCAAAACGCTGTTGCTTTTGTATATACAAATACACACAATTTAGGTTTTGCCGCCATATGATCAGGAGCCGCGACCAGCTGCACAGCTGCCAGATGATCACACGAAAAGGGGTGTAGGGGTCTGAGAGCGTGCCCCCGGCATGGGGCTACTTAGTCCCCAAAATATTTTTCCAAAATAAAAAGCCCCTTTTAACTCGTAACTACGCATATGGCAAAGATAGGGAATCGCGACCCGAAAGCTGTAAGCCTTGACAGTTTCTTTGCCATAATACCAAGGCATAATATACTCAAACTATAAAATGAAAATATCAACCAAAGAAATAACCGATGAATGTCAGCACTGCGGTGACATACTGGTTTGCCAGTTGTGCCGTGAAGGACACGGAATCAATCGCGAACGAATAAACGTTACCCAAATGGTTACATGCCAGATAGAACACAAGAACAGGAGGTTATCTAATGAGAATCATATCACAGTGTAAAACTAAATCTGTTGAGTTTTGTAACGTTGCTTTGCTGAGACGTGATGAAATTATCTTTGCAAGGACTGCAAACCAAGACATGGTACTTGCAGAGTATAAGACTCCAGCCAGAGCAGCCGAGGTATTTGAGGAATTAAATATTTCTGCTTCTAACTACTCAACATATATCTACTACATGCCGGAGAAATAAGCAATGGAAACAAAATTAGTTTTAGTTAAATTTATTGACGGCACACGCGAAACAATAGAAGCTTATTGCAGTTCACGAGGTGGATACTATGGCTATCTAACCAAAAAAGAATTGTTTTACGTATCCTGTGCTTCCACCTTCTCACAAGCTCTCTTTCCTCGTGAGTTTGTTAAAGCAATATCCCTTTTGGATGAATAGGAGGAGTAATGGCAAATACAAAATTTGAGAACGCAACAACATGGTTACAAGGCGTCATTTCTGGATATCAAAAGCAGATCAACGATTTCTCAGCTGCGCCCAATCCAGATGCAAATAAAATAAAAGCATGTAAAGAGCGTCAAGAGCTTTGTCAGTACATTTTGGACTTTATGATTAAGGCTAAGCAGCAGAATGATACAATGGCTGCCAAGGCAGGTTCTCAAAATACCGCTGTAAAGCCACAGAATGCCCCACAGTCAATTTCAGCTCATTCAATAGCAAATACTATAGGTAAAGAACAGCTAGAGCAATTAGAGCTTGTTTTGGGGCTTGATGCTACAATCAGCGTTTGTAGAGCTGCTTTAATTTTAGAGCTTCCAGAATTTGGATCAAAAGAGGCACTTCTTGGAACACTTAAAGATTTTGCCGCAAAACAAAGTTAGGAGGTTATGTGGAATGATAAAAATTCTGAGACCTGGTACAAAAAAGGAAACTGAATGTCCAAGCTGCGGTGCGCTTTTGAGCTACGATATTTCTGACATTCTTGAGAAATCGTCGCACTCAACTGTAGAAACATCATCTGCATTTTGGCTAAGCAGTAAAAATACAAATTACATCGTCTGTCCACAATGTAATAACAAGATTATTTTGTCGGCAACTCGATAAGAAAGGAGTGTCTATGAGTAATATAGACAAATGCATTTCTTTGCTAATTAAGCTTAGCAAGTCTTTTGGAATTGATGCTAAGGCTTTGCCACCGTGTTTTAACCACATAACTGTTGCTTTTAATAAAAAATTATATGATGGTACTCTGCGCCGCTTTAACTATGCTTTTGAGCTTTGTTTACTGGAAAGCCTTGACACTCGTCAACTTCCGGAATATTTCGAATATGTATTTTCCGATAAAATTTTGAAATATTTTATCGAATGCGAAAAAGAAGCATTCAGCGCAGAGGAGTTTTTATGATTAAATTAGAACATGCTGTATTACCTAGTCCCGAACAAATAAAATTTGCTATTGAAGGTCTTCGAAATTCCTTCAATTCGTGGTTTAAAAGTGATAGTCATTGGGGCTGCTTTCACCTCAGTGAAGAACGTGATTGTGATACCTGCGATAGTATCCAACCAGATAAATGTACATGGTCTCCGCAATTTATAGTCGGTAAAGAAGATATGGCACTTATGAGACGTCTATCTTCATATGGTCCTGATCATCGTAAATTTATGCGTATGCTTCCGGTATGTATCAGAATTACAGCACCACTTTATTGGTGGAAAGAAGCAGACACATATTCCGTAGGCACTTCGAAGAATAGTTGTAGCACCATGCATCGAATTGATGCCAAAGAATTTACATTAGATGATTTCTCAGCAGAGCATCTTATTGACTTTGAAAGTGCTGAATCTGATTTCCCGATATTTCACGGGGCAGAGCATTCACCAATTGGCCTGTTGAATCAGACAATCCGTATACTTAATTTTTACAGGCAAAAATATCTTGTTACCAAGGAAAAGAAGTATTGGTGGCAACTAATTCAGCTGCTGCCTGATTCTTATAACCAGACCAGAAATGTAACGCTTAACTACGAAGTCCTTGCAAACATCTATAAAGCACGCCGTAACCATAAGCTGGACGAATGGCGAGATTTTTGCGACTGGATTGAAACATTGCCGTATAGTGATCTTATCACTGGAAAGGAAACAAAATGACATTTGACGAGTATCAGTGCGGTGTAATGAGAACCGCATCAGACGTAACGAAAGCAACAAAGGAAAACATGCTTATGAATGGTATCCTCGGTACTGCAGGTGAAGCAGGTGAGCTTGTTGATCTTCTTAAAAAGCAGATTTTTCAGGGGCATCCATTTGATAGAGAGCATCTTATCAAGGAGTGTGGCGATGTGCTGTATTATCTGGCACTTACTGCTGAGGCGCTTGATACCTCTCTTGAGGATATTGCAATCAAAAACAACAAGAAGCTTTGGGAGCGCTATCCTGACGGCTTCAAAGCTGAAAATTCGCTCCATAGAAAGGAAGGGGATATTTAATGTTTGTTCTTATTCTCCGCATTCTGGCATCTCTTTTTAACATCTTTATGTTGACTAGCATTATAGGATGGCTGAATGAGAAAAGATCCAGAGAAAGACTTGCCAGCGCTGTAGTACTTTCTACGTTTTTTATCATGAATCTTGTCTTGACAGCCAGTGGCATGTGAGGATAAGATCACGCTGGGGTTATCGCCAAATGGTAAGGCACAGGATTTTGATTCCTGCACTGTTGGTTCGATTCCAACTAGCCCTGTTGTGCCATTAGCTCAGCTGGAAGAGCACTTGACTTTTAATCAAGGCGTCGTGGGTTCAAGTCCCATATGGCACATACGGACCTTTAGCTCAATAGGTTAGGGCAGCTGCCTCATAAGCAGCCGGGTCTGGGTTCGAGTCCCAGAGGGTCCATATGCAGTTTGTAAACAATGTGGTTTTTTCTTTTTCTTGTGAAATCCCTTTCTCTTTTCCCACAAAGTAGCAACTGCAACTCCCCGTGAGAATCAACCTGCGGACAAGTCAGCCGCAACCGTATAGGCGGTCTTGGGGTAGATGTGCAGAATTGGTATTGCAGCAGACTGTAAATCTGTCATCTTCGGATATGTAGGTTCAAGTCCTACTCTACCCACTTTTGCCGCGATGCCACAATGGTACTGGGCCGATCTTGAAAATCGGTGATCTGTAACAGGACTGAGGGTTCGAATCCTTCTCGCGGCGCTCCAGTTGCCTAGGGTAGCTCCCGAAAAGCAGAGCCTATGACTGCCTGACAACTGATTTGTAATCATAGGGATACATTATCGCATAGGAGGTAAAACAGATGTCAGAAAAGGCAAAAAAAGAAATAGTAATATCGGAGGGCAGAGATTTTAAAGGAATCTGGATTCCAGAACGTCTTTATTTATCACCAGATTTAAGTCCTAGGGAGAAATTCTTGTTAATTGAGATATACAGCCTTACTCAAAAAGACAAAGGCTGTTTTGCTTCTAACAAGCATTTTGCCAACTTCATTGGCTTAAAAGAAAATAGTATCCAAAAGATGCTTTTAAAATTTGAACAACTGGGATTCATTGAAAGAATCTTTGAATACAAAGAAAACACTAAAGAAATCGACAAGCGAATCATTATACTCACCCAGAAATTTTTTGATTCTTTTGTCAATGAAAAATCTATTTCTTCTAACATGGAAAAAAATCCATGTGGGGGTATGGAGAAAAATCAACAGGGTGGGGTTGAAAAAAGTTCACAGATAAGTAATACAATAGATATTAAGTATAACAGTAGTTTAAGTGATACAGATAAAGAACATGCTCTATTATCAACTAAAGTTGACAATAGAGATAAATACATGGTTTCGCGCACTAAAAGTGCTCAAAACTCAGGGGCAAGCCCCAAAAAGAAAGAACCTACTGTTGATCCAGATGACTTTATCAAGTCTAAGGAGTCAGTTCTTAAAGATGAGCTTCACAGACTGTATTCAAACAATCCTAAAAACATCTTTACCACAGAGCAACAGGAAAATGACTGGGTTGACAAGGAATATAACAGCCTGACTGCTATTATTTTTGAGTTTAACCACCAATACAAAGCATCTACAGGCTTTGACGCTAAGAATCTATCAGATGAGAGCCTTAAACGAGTTACACGGAGCTACATCAAGTCTCCAGAATCCTTGAAGGATGACTATGATGACCTTGAAAGTAACAAGGTTCTGATTGAAGAATATCTAAAAACTGATTACGGCAGCAAACATGGAGTGATTGTAAAAAGTTTATCGCACTACATGTCTGGCAGCATTCGAGAAATGCTGTTCTATAAACACTTGTTCTAGCTTGCCAATGCACATTGGCTAGCTATATACACGTACATTATGCTAGCTATATATACGTACATTGATACAAGTATACACGTACACTGGAGGTGCAAATGCAGAATATAGAAATCAACTTTGGAGTTCGTCCATGCATCGTAACTCAAAACGGCGAAGAAAAGAAAGCATTATTCCATATGTGGGAAAACTTCGCAAAGCCTGTTGCAGCGGATTTGTATATTGGCGGTTGCCCAGAGGGGCAAATGAGCATGATATTTGGGCTTGTAGAGTATGAGGACGGCACGATGGGCGAGGTAAATCCGAGCCAGATTCGATTCGTTGACAATAAGATCAAAGACTATGCTTTTGAGGAGGGCTGATTCCATGGTGAAATATAGACCATACAGAGGAGTATTATGCGACGCAATGGCAGAAATGAGAATCTTTGATTCTGTCGAAGATATGTTCCACTACATTGTCGAAGACTGGAAAGCATATGGAAATCCATTTGATATCGGAGATTTAACCATAACGTGTGATGAAGGAAAAGACGAGCGCATTAACTGGAAGGAAGGCAGATATGTCTGCACCAGGCGAATGCGAGAAAAGATTTTTGACACGCCGCAGTGTATTGGAATGTGTTCGATTGAATTGTAGAACGGAGATAATCATGATGATTGCAAATAAAGTAAATGTAATGGGACAGGAATACCAAATTTTAAAAGTAAGCCGTGACCAATACAAAACATGTGAAGGGCTGGATGGATGGTGCGATGCTTACGGCAAGAAGATTTACTATGTAGACCCTGAGACAGACCCCGATAGCGATCCAATTGCAATATCGCCAGAGGAACTAGTAAAGCAGGTTTTAAGGCACGAGATTGTTCATGCTTTCCTCACAGAGTCAGGACTTGCTGCTAACTCTGAAGTATTTTTTAGTGCATGGGCGACGAATGAAGAAATGGTTGACTGGATCGCATGGAACGGCGAAAAACTACATAAAGCGTGGAAGGAGGCAGGATTAGTTGATTAAAGATGATTTGCAAACAAAAGTTGTGGAGCAAGCCGCCCTTATAGCGGCGGCACTCAAAAAAGGTAAAGACGTTGAGGTACGGCGAACTGCGGCTGGAATCAGCGTTGCCGAGGTTAGCAAGAAGGTTGTGTACCGATGACTGTTGACTATATGAAAAATATTGATTGCCTCATTGGCATGAAAGATATTCCAGATAAATCTATTGATATGATCTGCGCAGATTTGCCATATGGAATAACTCATAATAAATGGGATGCTGCTATTCCACTGGCTGAGCTTTGGAAAGGAATTGACAGGATCATCAAAGACACAGGCGCTATTATATTGTTTGCGAGTAGAATGTTTACTGCTGATTTGATGCAAAGCAATAGAAAAAATTGGAGATACAATCTAGTGTGGGAAAAGAATCAGCCGACTGGTTTTTTAAATGCAAACCGAATGCCACTCAGATCACACGAGGATATTTGTGTTTTTTATAAAAAAACTCCTACATACAATCCACAAAAGTCTACTGGTAATCCCAGAAAGGTAAGCAAAGCAAACCACAAATTGAATTGTAAGGAAACGACAAATTATCAAAAATACAGTTTAACAACTTACGATAGCACAGACAGGTATCCAAGATCTGTATTAAGGTTTCCGAAAGATGTCCAGAAATCAGCTGTACATCCTACACAGAAGCCAGTTGCGCTTATTGAATACTTGATTAAATCTTATAGCAACCCAAATGACACAGTACTTGATATCTGTGCTGGAAGCATGACAACTGCAATAGTAGCTGTGAATACTGGCCGCCATTACATTTGTTTTGAAAAAGATCCCGATATTTTTTCAAATGGCGTAAAAAGATTTAATGAATCAACCAATGGAGGATATGGACAATGAAATTAAAAAGAATAATTGTTACCCTTGCAGCCGCAGTGATACTTTCTAGTGCAGCCATTGGCTGTACAGAAGCCGATCAGGTAAGTTCTAATATCTCTGCACAGGCAGACAACTTCAACATAACCAGAAAGCTTACTGTTCTGAACGCAAGAACCGATACAGTCCTTTTGGAGCTGACTGGAACATTTGCATTAAAGAACAATTCATCAAATGAACTCGAAGTCATTATTGAGACTGCCGAAGGCAAATATCAGAAAGATTACGTGTATTTGAATGACTACACCATGTACGTGGTCGAGGATATCTCTGGTTCAGAGGTAGACAAATACCGTTATGAGATCAATTTCTTGCCGGAATGGGGATTTAAGGCAACTCATCACGAGTAAACTTTACATTTACATAGTAAACGCACGTAATACATTCAATTTTAAAGAATCATAACAAGGGTTTGGAAATGAATTTTGCTGCGTCAAAGCTCGGAAAGCTTAGAAATCTGTCGCCAAACACTTAGGAAAGGAGAAAAATCTTTTATGACATACGAAGACGCCTTAAAAGCTTCAAAAAATGGTCTAAATGTAATGATATGGACAGGAGAGGAGTATCTGCGCCTAGAAGAAGCAAAAGAATTTCTGAATTGTTCTTCTCATGTAATTCGAAGTAGTGAAGAATACAAAGGATACAAAAAGTTTTGCGAAGCCATTCAAAGCGATAAATGGAGTACTTATACAGAAATAGATCTTAGATGGGAACTTAGAAATTATCGAAAGCGTTTTGAACGCCTGAGTCGCATACAAGATGATTTTTTAAAAGAACTACTCGGCAGCAATTATACAGCCCGGTATTCCAGTGAGCAAATGATCGTTGCCGATGCATTCAACACTCTTTATAGCCTAAAACGCAACCAAAAAATATTTATGCTTACAACTATTGTATTTTTAGCGACAACAATTATAGCCTTAATAGTTTAAAGGAGGAGTACGCATGAAATTTTCAGAAGTTTTTGAATTGATGAAACAGGGTGCACTGATAAAGCTTCCATCATGGGCAGGCTATTGGTACTGGTCCAAAGAAAAGCAGACCATCATCATCCACACAAAAGATGGTGAGGAGTTTGACATTAGAAAAACAGCTAATCCAGATTATACTTTTTCAAACATTGCATCCGATAATTGGATTGTTTGGCATTTGAACAGTGAGAAAATGAGAGAAAGAGGAGTGACACAGATTCCACTTTGTTTCCTCGCAACATCATTAACAAATATGAGTTTATGTCATGCTGCTTATTTCTGCAAAGGATGGGAAAATGCAAGAGGATGTTGCATCGAACATGATGCGGCAGTTGAGTATGGGCTAGATATCATCTACGAGGGGGATTAAGTACTATGGATTTCAGAGCTGCATTTTCCAATATGAAAAAAGGCATTCCAATGAAAAGAAAGAAATGGAATGATGTCTGGTACTACGATAAATCAAAGAAAATCTTAATGGGGAAACACGATTCAGGAAAGCTTGAAGAACTTTTCAATATTCCTGACACTGCTAATATGACTTATATTTTTATGGGAATGTTTGCAGAAGACTGGGAAATTGCAAATAATTCTAGTGAATCGCAAACAGCTAACGGAAAACAATTATTCACATTTAGCAAAGCGCTAGATTTACTAAAGCAAGGTTATAAAGTCGCCCGAATGCGTTGGTATGGAAGCGGACGTTTTGTTTTATATCGCAAAGGTTTACCAGCTGGCCGTCCTTGTGATATAGGCACAGTGGATGCCTATTTAGAAGTTGATAACGGAGAAGGGCTTCTTAACTGCGATCCATATCTTCAGATGCGTTATATTGACGGTTCACTTGCAATGTATCTTCCAAGCGTGGAAGATCTTTTAGCAGAAGATTGGTATATTGAATAAAAATGATGGGAGGAAAATGAAGAATCTAAAATATTGCACTCCACAAAGCAACTTAGCCGATGGTATACAAAAGTTACCTGCTGAAAAAATTCAATTTCGATATTTTCCACCAGGAATAGAATCAGAGAAGTCGGACTATTACAAACTAGCATGTTTATATATGGGGCTTACAGAAATGTACGACAGAAGCTTGACTGATGAAAGAAGCCGCTTTGATAATACTGAGACATTTGTTGGTAACCAACATATATATCATCTTAGCCAAGTATACAGTTGTTATGTTCGAAAGTCTATAATAAATACTTATTTTGTGATGTGGAGCGATGTCCGAGAAGAAATAAAGAAACATCGCCGTTACTCTGCTCAACAATGGGTAGATGAATATGAAAGAATATGGAATCAGCACGGAGGAAATTAAATGGTTAGAGTAGGATCAGCAAGAATTGATGAGAATGGAAAAGTGATAGGTGGACAGCCTGGAGACCAGACAGGGCAGGAAGTGGCAATTGAGCCATGGTATCTGCACGATAAGGGTTGGGTTATAATCCGCGCGAAGGACGCAAATATCCGTGAGCGTATCGCAATCTGCATGGAAGCAGCGTGTGCCAACAATTTGATTGGCTACAATCAGGACGGATCATGGGAGCTATATGACAAATCAAAACAGTATGGATGGGATTGCTCAAAGGTAAATGTTACTGCAAATACGGATTGCAGCAGCCTTGTTCGCACGTGCGTTGCGTTTGCAGCACAGAGGGAGATTGAGTGGTTTTCAACTCTAATAGAAGTTAAAATTTTGAATAAAACAAAACTGTTTGATATCTTGTCAGATGCAAAGCATACCAAGTCCTCAGATTACCTATTAAGAGGAGATATTCTCTGCACCTGCACACAAGGTCACACAGTAGTTGTGCTTGACAATGGCGCAAAGGCTGGACAATCTGGCAGCCAACCACCTCAGAACAGCACAGAAGGTAATACAAGCCTTTGCGGCAAGGGTATTGGAACAGCAGTTGCGCTCACACCTATGAACATCCGTACAGGAGCAGATACATCTGCAAAGAAGCTTGATACAATCAAGACCTCTGTAGCCGTAGAGGTCCTTGAGATCACCGCTTCTGGTTGGTATAAGATTGTATGGCCTGGAGAGGCTTGCGGATATGCCTTTACAAAGGCAGGAAGTGGCTATTACAGCTATTCTCCAAATACCAACGCACAAGTTATAAACTTAGGCGATAAGGTCCAATTTACGGGCAATAAACAGTATATGTCAGCATGGGCCGACAAGCCAATCACTGCAATTCCAGAAGTTGCAACTGTAACAAGTATTTGTGAGAGTGGCAAGCATCAGTATCACATCATAGGCGATAACGTCTATGGTTGGGTAAATCGAGAAGACATAGTGAGAAAATAAATTTAAAACGGCATAATCAAAATGGTGATTATGTAACAGCCAAAATGGAGGCTCTTCTTTAAATGTTAAGAAAGGAGGAGCCTCTTTTTTGTTAGAGTTAAGGCAGCATAAAGAACGTGTGGAGAATATACAGCGCCAGATCGTCATGCAGCCTACATACAGCCAGCTCAGCACCTTATGTGGCGGAGCAAGACTGATTCTGCTTGACGCTAATGAGTTTATACCGAATCGTGACTTTAAGAATCTTGATGCGTACAGAGGGTATGGCGACCATGTAAATAGCTATGTCAGGTGGTACTGCAATCGTAATAGAAAAGTAGAGGGTGACGAGTGGGACAAACTGTATTGGCAGACTTATCTGAATGGTGCACGAGCAAGAATATTCAATGACTACTTACTGTTTTTGGAGCACAAGCGCGAACCTCGAAAGATGTTCTACAAGCCCAAAATTAAACAGTTTGAGAAGTTCCAACTTATAGAATCTTATCAAGGTATGCTTGATGATAAGTACGACATTCTGTGTATATCCATGCCGCCCGGAACAGGCAAGACGACCCTACTCAAGTTCTTCCATTCAGCCGTAATTGGTTGGTTTCCAGACGATTACAGTTTGTTTTATTCGCACTCAAGCGATATTACGCGAATGTATTACGATGGTGTCTATCAAATGGTTGATGATTCACTTGAGTACGCTTGGCATGATATCTTCCCAGATCTAAAAATTACATCAACAAATGCATTGATGCAACAGTTCAATGTCGGAAAATATAAGCCATTTCCATCTTTGCAAACAACATCTGTAGGCGCAAAGAGTGCCGGAAAAGTTCGTGCAAGCAAATTTTTACTTACCGATGATATGATAGGTAGCCTAGAAGAAGCCTTGAACAAAAACTACCTCGACAAGATGTGGGGAGCTTATACTGTAGATGCATTGCAGCGAAAAACAGTTGATAGCAATAATAATCCCTGCAAAGAGATCATGCAAGCAACACGTTGGTCAACTCAAGATGTTATTGGAAGGCTGATAGATATATACGATGGAAACAACCGCGTAAGGGTTATTTCTATTCCTGCCACAGACCCGGAGACAGGCGACAGCAACTTTGACTATGCAATAGGTGGCTTTACAAAGGAGTTCTTTGCAAATCAAGCGCTGTTGATGGATGATGTGTCATACAACTGCCTTTACAAGCAACAGCCAGTCGAAAGAGAAGGATTGCTGTTTCCAGAAGAAAAAATCATGCGATACAAGGAACTTCCGACCTCAAAAATTGAACGTATCACTGCTCAAGCCGATACAAAATCAACAGGTACTGATTTCTTCGTTCTTCCAGTACTTATAAAGTACGAAGGAAAAGATTTGTATTACTGCGTAGACTGCGTGTGCAGCAGTTCTCCTGATTATGAAGCCCAGTATGAAAATTCCGCAAATCTCCTTGTTGACAACAAGGTTGAAGATTGCGAGTTTGAAAGCAATAATGGCGGAGACCGTGTTTCTCTGGAAGTCAATAAACGTGTTCTTAAAAAAGGCTGGATTTGCAACATATCCTTTCGAGCGACTGAAACAAACAAGGAAGCAAGAATATATCAGTGCTCAAACTGGATACTGCAGCACGTTGTCTTTAAAGACAAAAAACTTTATACACCAAAAGAACCATATGGTGTAATGATGTCTCTTTTGGCTCAGTATTCCACCAGCGGAAAAAAGCAACTTGATGATGTACCAGATACATTTGCAAACTTTGCATTGCGCATACAACGCAGAGAACCAAAACCAGCAAGAATCATTAACAGCATCTATTAAGATTGGAGACATGTATGGATACAAAACACTATCTTTCGCAAATTAGCGTACTTGATCTTAAAATATCAAACAAGATCTATGAAAAAACACAGTTAAAGAATATGCTTTGTTCAGTTCCGAGTTGTGTAAAAGATGTCAATGTGCAAACTGGACATGCCACAGACAAGACTGCATCTACGATTTGTAAGTTGGTAGATATGGAACGCGAAATTGATTCAATGATTGATTCTTTTGTGGACCTAAAAACTAAAATCATTGCTCAAATGGAGCAGCTTGAGTTCAAGCATTATAATATACTGTTTAAACGTTACGTTGCACAGCAACAATGGTGCGAAATAGTAGATGAGTTACATTTTACACAACGACATGTTTTCAAACTACACAAAGAAGCATTAAACGAATTTGAGAAAAAGTTTGGGAGTGAATATCTGAACCAATAAAAAATAGCAGGGGGAGCAAATTTCCCCCTGCTATTGATGTTTCAGCAACTTTGATTTTCCTGAAATTCCTTTAAATCGCTTTTTAACTTATCCATAATTTTGTCTGTATAGTTGTTATCCTGACGCTCTGTAAAGTTCTGGAATACTTGAGTGCCTCTAGCAACTGCCTGTGATGATTGTTTTGCTTTCGATGATACATCTCCTTGTATAAGCTTTCGCAAATACAAAAATCGGCTACGAATCGGCTTTTGTTCATTCCTGCGCTTAATTTCAGCAGCTTTCTGTGCTATATACTGGTAGTAAGCCTTTTCCAGATCTTCCTTTTGGCAACTTGGCAGCTTATGAACTGGTACTGTTACGAGTAGCGTCTGTATCTCTTCTAGCTGTGCCTGTGATAGTTTCCATTCATCCAATGCACTTTCCCAGAGCGGACGATCTAGTGTATCTTCCTTCGGCACTGGCGCTTCTGGAACTTGCACTTCCAATATAGGTAATGTTTCGACTTCAAATCTTATACCAACTACCGTTCGCCCTTTCTTAATGGGTTCATATGTGTACCGACATTCAGTTTTTTCATCCATTTCTTTCTGAACACGTTTCAATATCTTTTGATTGAAAAACTTGTATTCTTTATACAGTTCCTCTTTATCACAATCAAGTATTTGTTTCAGCTCATCAAGCGACACGTCCCAACGTTTCCGAAAGCGATTTTGTTCAAGGTACGTAAACATGATATACGTGTAACGACTTGTAAGAGACGTTATACAACGCAGCTTATACCGAAGATATCCGAGGTTTTCAATATTAAAAAAATACTTCATTGCTTTTTGAGAACACTCTAGCTTTACTTGCCACAGACCGTAATCATCTTGTTCTGCCGTTGCTTCTTCAAATAACGTCACCAATCTAAAACCTTGTTTTTCACTATCATCTTGCACTTCTATTACATTTCCCATAAGATGCTTTAATCTTGCCTTGAGGTCTTGATTGTTGATTTTTTTTACTCCTAAAATTTTTTCAAGTTCGCCTTTCTCAAAAACAACTGTTCTCCTGTCTGGCTTGTGACTATCTATGCGCGATAGGTATGTATCGAGTATTTTAAATTCTGCAAGCGATAGCTCAGAACGCCACAAGGAAAACAGCGGTAAACTTTTTTGAACAGTAAGTTTGTCTCCATTTCCTAAACTGGTTATTGGCCCAATCTTTTTTCTAGCCATGTGTAAAACCTCTCTTTCTCTACTTTTATGTTTATTATAGCACCATAAGTTACCATTGTAAATATAAAATTGTTACCTTTTTGCATTTTATGGAATTTCTTGGTTACTCATGCGGAATTTCTTGGTTACTCATGCGGAATTTCTTG